CGGCGCGACTGGTTCTACCGGCGCAACGGGTGCTACTGGTTCTGTCGGACATACAGGCGAGACAGGTTCTACAGGTGCTACAGGCGCCACAGGTGAAACTGGTGCGACAGGTGCTACTGGTTCTGTCGGACATACCGGTGAGACTGGCTCTACAGGTGCGACTGGCTCTACCGGCGCAACGGGTGCTACTGGTGCTACTGGTTCAGTCGGACATACAGGTGAGACGGGTGCCACAGGTGCCACAGGTGCAACTGGTGCCACAGGTGCTACGGGTGCTACTGGTTCTATTGGTAATACAGGTGCTACGGGTGCGACCGGTGCTACTGGTTCGTCCGGTGCTACAGGCGCTACGGGTGCTACAGGTTCTATTGGTAATACAGGTGCTACAGGTGCTACAGGTTCTACCGGTGCAACTGGCGCTACTGGTGCTACCGGTGCTACAGGTTCTATCGGTGCAACTGGCGCTACGGGTGCTACGGGTCCAATCGGGCCGTTCGTTAGTGGTATTATGTCACAAGCAAATAGTGCTGGTCTTGCAAGCGGTGCGACAGGCACTTACCTAGTAGACTCAAGCAACTTAAGGTTATTAGCCCCAAATGCATTTATCATTATTAGCGACAGCGGCCAGAACGCAAATGAAACCGCTTATTTCCAAATAATGGACATCGACCTATTCGCATCTAGTTTGATACTTAAAAACGTGTCTAGTGTAACCGCCTATTGGTCACAGTTTGCACCATTTGCAGTTGTAGGTCCAAGAGGTTTCACCGGCTCAACGGGTGCAACTGGTTCAACGGGTGCAACTGGTTCAACGGGTGCAACTGGTTCTACCGGCGCAACTGGAGCAACAGGCGCAACTGGTTCCACTGGGGCAACTGGAGCAACTGGTTCTACTGGGGCAACTGGTTCCACTGGGGCAACTGGAGCAACTGGAGCAACCGGTGCGACAGGTGCTACCGGTGCAGCAGGAACAAGTATTGACTTGTTTTATTACCAATCTACTGCAGGAACTACGTGCTGGACATTCAACTTGAACCAAGATGATTATGGCGCGATGTTTGACTACCATATTTATACTGGCACGGGTTCAACTGGAACCAACTATGGAAGTTTGTCAGTTGAGTTAACCGGAGACACCTACATCACAATGCCAAATATGAAATTAAGCAATATAGGTGGGTCTGGTTATCCAACCAATGGATTCTGGATGTACGGCAGCGGTGTATCCTACCCAATTACAGTTACCTCTGGCGCGACTGCGAACACGTTCAATGCATACTACTGTGACACCATTAACAGTGCGGGAGTAACAGGTATCAATCTTAATAACCGTGTAACTGGCTTTAACGGTTCATCCCCGCCAGGCAATCAGATTTACGTGTATATAGATAACTCGTCTGCTCTGTCCAGCTCGAAAACATTGACCGCAGTAATTAGTTCCAAACAATGGTAACGGGTTGAGAACATAATCAAGTAACACGCATACTAATTTTAAACATACGCGAGTATCCATCGCAAATCATAATCAATAAATTGTATAATCATAATCATAAAAATTATACAATTATGTAAAATTAATACCTACACATAATATAATTGTATGGCATTTTCACGTTTCCACGATGACCCAAGCAGACAAATTAAACAACTACAACAATCCACTGGTCCAGGCAGATATATGTTGAACGTCCCCGGAAATGGAGAGACCCCCTCTTTTATGGAGGACCCGCATATCATTGCGCAAAAATGGGGCGGGAACTTATGGACCAACACCGTCCAATTAGAAAGCGACCTGTTCGGTATAACACGCAATCTGGGCAAAGACTGTTTAGGGAAAGATGAATACAGCAGGACACAAATACAATCCTCCCCTGCAGTCTACCCAAATAACAAAACCCTTGCTACGGAACAATCGCGCGCCATTATGCCTGCTTGGACCGCCCGAGACCTAGAGCAAGACCACCGGTATTATTTGCCCTTGGACCCACAAGAAAACGTGTGCTTCCGCTTTGAAAACAACTTGAGCACCCGTATTTTAGAAAAGGACCATTTTAATAGAAATGATGCCCCATTTCGAAACAATTTTGAATAAACCAGATACAGAACCACATATGTGTACAAGATGCGCAATTTAATCCCAATGCATTAAACTGCACGTAAAAATATTATTTTAGTTTATTATATATAATATGGAAATCGCTATCCCTTTACTTGCATTGGGTGGGTTTTATGTAATATCCAATCAGCCGTCCACACCCGCCCCACGCACTGAAAAGTTTACAAATATGCGTAATACACCAAAACAGCGTGCAAATGGACTGCCGAACACAGATGTTCCCCCCAATAATTATCCAGTTATAAACAAAGCACAATTAAATGATACGGTGCAACAATACCCAAACCCAAATATCGCTACCGATAAATATTTCAATCAAACCTTATATGAAGCCAAAGAAAACGCCGGCGTGAATGTCGGCTCCAACATTCCTCAGATTTATTCATTATCCGGTGACTACGTGGAGTCCAAAGAGTTCAAACACAACAATATGGTCCCCTTTAACGGAGGAAAAGTAAAAGGGCAACTCTATAACTCCAACACAAATCAATCCGTTTTGGACAATATGGTCGGCTCCGGCTCTCAAGTATTCAAAAAAGTGGAGCAAGCCCCCTTATTCAAACCTCAAGTGGATATGCAATGGGCAAACGGCACACCCAATATGAGCGATTTTTACCAGTCGCGAGTGAACCCCGGCACACGAATCAACAACGTAAAACCCTTTGAAAGCGAACAAGTCGGCCCTGGTCTCGGAAAAGGCTTCTCCGCAGATGGAAGTGGTGGCTTTAACTCGGGTATGGAAATGCGCGATTCTTGGTTACCCAAAACCGTCGATGAATTACGTGTCGCGACCAACCCTAAACAGGAATATTCCTTAGACAATTTGCAGGGTCCCGCCTCTTCCTCTATACGTGCCGTCCCCCAAGCAGAGATTTTAGGAAAAGTAGAGAAGAACCGCCCAGACACCTTTTATATGAACACCCAAGACAGGTGGTTCACCACTGTGGGTCTTGAAAAGGGAAACCGTCTTGTCGCCGAGGAGGTGTTCCAAGACCAATCACGTAGCGAAACCAGTCAGTTCTATGCTGGTAGCGCCGCATCTGCTTTAAAAACCTCTAGTTATGTCCCTGCCGCGAGCGAAGCACCCAAACGCGCAGAACTCCCTGCAAAAGATGTCATCAACTCGTGCTCGGTTGGATGCGGACCTCATAATGACCTAGACAATGCCACCAAAAGCTACACCAATTACAAGAATAATCGCGCGCAAAATAAACAAGCCGAAACCATCCGTTCTGGCTTTAGCAGTGCCATTGGCGCCGTCATTGCCCCCATTATGGACGTATTAAAACCAATCAAAAAAGAGGAATATGTATCCAATCTCCGTGTTTATGGCAATGCGACCTCCTCGGTAGCGGGTGCAGGCAACTACGTAATTAACCCATATGATGTTACTAATACAACCATTAAAGAGACCACCTTGTATACACCCAATACCTATGTTGGTAACCAGAGCTTGTCCAAAGGTGGATATCTAGTCGCAGAAGAAACCCCAATACAGAACCAACGTGACACCACCAACGTTAGCACCTATAGCGCGGCGGGTGGCGCGGCCAGCAAGTATGGTAATATGAACTATACCGGTAACTATGCGCAATACAACAACGAGCAAAAAGAAAAGCTGGTGGTCAATAGAGCGAACCAAGGAGGAATGCAATTGTTTAACCAACAGATGAATATGCACTCCAGCAAATTGGATAGCGACAGAGAAACAAGAGGGTTCGGCGCACCAATTTCTGTTATTCCGTCTGGCCCCATTAAAGAAACATACGGTCGTATCTCTAGTAAACAACAATATGAAGAACCACAAGGCAACAGCAGACTAGATGGCGACTTGCTAAAACCATTTATGGATAACCCATACACCCACAGCCTTACCAGCTCTGTATAAGCTTGCACTGTATAAGCTTGCACTGTATAAGCGTGCACTGTATAAGCGTGTTTTGAATGCGTTACAGGATGGCACACGTGTGCAATTATTTGGTGTCCAGATTGGGAACTTATATATTAATATAAAGCGAATGCAATTATTTTAATATAAACTTTTTACTATGTCCTTGAATATTCATTCCTCTATTAAAGAAAAACTAGAATACTTTTATCAGCACCGTAAAATCCCGAATATTTTATTTCACGGGGCATCGGGTTCCGGCAAGCGCACCATTTTGCAAAACTTTATCCATATGATTTACGATAATAACAAGACCAAGATAAAAGATTTTGTAATGTATGTCAACTGCGCGCACGGGAAAGGGATAAAGTTTATTCGCGACGAGCTCAAGTTTTTCGCCAAAACACATATTCACTCCAATGGGGGCGACACGTTCAAAAGCATTATCCTGTTAAACGCTGACAAGCTAACCATTGACGCGCAATCCGCTCTAAGACGATGCATTGAACTGTTTAGCCATAACACACGCTTTTTTATTATTGTGGAAGACAAATACAAACTACTGAAGCCGGTGTTGTCCCGTTTTTGTGAAATATACATACCCGAACCAGTATGCAATGGCAAACCAATCAATCTTCATAAATACAATGTCGACAGCGTGTTTAAACCCCTCACGAAGCTGAACCCGCATATGGATTGGCTCGCAAAAGTATTGGCGCAAGAAGTTCCCGAAAAACAAAAACAACTCGCCGAGGAATTACACGAGACCAATGGGAGCACTACCATGTCCCTATTTTTGTGCGAGCTATCTGTGAAAATATATGAGAAAGGGTGTAGCGCAATGGATATTATCTCGCGAATAGAGAATACATCGGATTTTCCAATGTTGGACGCAAACAAAAAGTATGAAATATTGTTCGCTTTTAACAAAATTAAAAAGGAGTTTAGAAACGAAAAACTACTGATTATGTTTCTTCTGCATTTTCTTTTTATTAGTTCAGATGTTAGTTTAGAAAATATATCATTTATGTAAATGGATGACTTTAATGTATCGAGCTTGCACGAATCAAAAAACGAATGGGGTGCGCGGTTGCTTACCATTCTTACCCCGTTAATTATTGAAGGATTTCGTTCTGTCTTTGAGGAATCTATCAAGATTTGCAAGGAAAACAACGAAATGGACAAATACTTGATGACATTCCAAAACTTTATTACCCGCATTCCAAAGTGGAACGCAACGATTATTGAAACCGAATGCAACCGAATCATTGAAAAAAGCTGTTGCAAATATTTAGAAGAATTGGTGACGTGTGTTCACATTATTCAATTAAAACTGTTGACTGCGATGCGCAGTGGACAAAAGCAAAAGAAAATTGACATTAATATTCCCAAGCTGTCGGATTTCATACATAAAGCGTATGTGAATACCGCGCGCAAAATGTATAAAAATGTCTACTTGTTTGAATTAAACATCCCTCCCCTTCAAATACAGAAAAACAATCGCGAAATGGAAATCATCGTGCAAGAGTGTGTGCTAAATACCGTTCGCGAAAGCATCCCTGTGGAAAGCATCTTGCGAGCCTATATGGATGAATCGGTAGAGGAAAACATTGAGGTAGAAGTGAAGGAGCAAGTGGTGGATGTCCCTGCTCCTCCCCCTGTCGCCCAAGCTCAAGTCCAACCTGTAGCGGAACCTCCTGCGTATCGCCAAACCGCAGGACAATATAATGACCCCGTGGACACCCCATTATCGGGAGGAGGGGGAGGAGGTCGTCTTACGTTTAATGATGTAGATATGGCGCGCGACATTCACAACAATGAGATGGCCATTCCGGCACCCAAAGATTACGAGACGCTAGACGCCATTAACAAGATGCGCGAAATCGAGCACCAGATGCAAAGCGACTTAAGCGATGACAATGTCAAGCTAACGATTTTTAAGGATGACAATGCACAATTAGCCGATTTTGATGTGCACGATTTAGAACCCAAACAGCTGGAATTAGTGGAAGAACCCCTGTTTGAGTTTGAAGAATTAGTATAAGAATATAATATAGGATATGACTTCGTTTGCGAGTGGACCGCCTAATCAAGAGGCGATTGCTGCTTTACGAGAAAAGCAAAACCGAAAGTATGCGAGTGGCACTCTAATAGCTTTTAAAATGAGCTCATCTGTAGAGGAGAAACCATTTATGGTAACTGCGCGAGTAGTAGAAGACCTAGGAAATAAATTACACGTGGTTGTATGTTCTATGGGGAACGATTTTTGTAAAGACCTCACAAAGGAAAAACTGAATGTTATAATGTTATACAAAACAAACGTAATACCTCTAGATAAATCTATTGATGATAGCACATCCATCGGTGCTGCTGCCGCAGGAGGCGCAAAGAAGAAATCAAGACGACGCAAAGCAAGTAAAACCAAACGAAAGTCAAGACGCTTGAAAAGAACGAGCAAACGTCGCGCATAATGCGTTCAACCCTGGGTAAGAATAGTAATGCATTACATTAATGGACAACGCTTTTATATTTGCAGGATTTATTTCGTTTTTGTATTTCATCGCCAAGTTTGTGGAAATGCGATTTGTCGACCAAGAAAGCAGACCCCTTAAGCAACTCGTTCGCGACACGGTGCTGGTCTTTATTTGCGCGGTAATCGGAACGTATATCGTGGAACAAATCAGCCCTACTATTGCCGAGACCATCCACTCTAGCTCTCCTCCCGTCGTCTTCAATGATGCACCCGACTTTTAGAAACTCTTTAGCAATAATGGGAACAAAACATACCCAAACGCAAAATATATCATATATATACAATAAACGCACACCTATTGTGTGTTGATAATTATATCAACCCATAATATCGTGTTATATGTGATAACTTATGCACACGCAAAGTTTTCTTTTGAATATCCAATCACCGCGCAAGCGATTCTCTTACCCGAGTTCCCTGTTTTTAAACTATCTGCATTCCCACCCTGCCCACAATCGTCCTCGTCCTCGTGAATAATTAATCCTCTCCCAATAATGTTGCACTTGGAGCCTCTAAGTTTGATAATATTATCATAAAATGTGTATTTGGCTTCTCCTTTCTGGTTTGCGTGAATGTTACCTAAATCCCCCACGTGTCGTTCTTTCATTCCAGGGCAACCGTGTGTGCTTCCATATGGATTAAAATGCGCACACATACTTGTGCATTTATCTGTTAAATCACCCGCTTCGTGAACGTGAAACCCGTGCAATCCGTTTGGTTTTAGCCCACGAATATGTAAATCAATTCTAATTTGCTGGTTTTCGGGTTCTTCTGTAAACCGAACCGTCCCCTTGATATTCTCATTAAAGACGGCAATTGCGTAAATTGGGTTGTTTGCCATTATACTATATACCCGATAATAAAAAAGTAATCCAACGCACCCCATTATGCGTAACAGGGAATCGCATCCATATTCATTACCTTTGCGCTTCGCTTCACGTTAGATTTGGATACGATGAACTTTGAAAACTCGGGGCGCGCCAGTTGCGCTTTTGGCGTGTGCTTATGCACACAACGCGCAATCATCTTATATAGCTTAAACCCAGGGTATCTTTCCACTCCGTTTGTTTTATACAATACGTTCAAATTGTTATCATCCAAGCACCACTCTTTAATTATTTTCACGTGAGGCTCCGGCTCCTCAGGCTGTGTGGTGTCATCCTCGGTAATATCTACCAAAAAATCATACATAGAGCACGCCAATCGGCACAAATCAAAGCTATAATTGGGGTCCAATCGGGGTTTGTTATTATTGAAATACGGCTCCGTGTTGTATTGGGTGGCCGCATCGTTACCCAGCTTAAAGCTGTCGCTGCAAAACAGCAATCCATTGCATTTATAAATGCTTCTCCCGTAGTCAATGATTTTAAAAATGCGCCCAAACGTTGGCACCTTGTAATACTGCTTTTTGTATAAATAGTAAAGATACTTTTCACTCGTTTCGTTATACATTATATTGTTGGTGTGCAAATCGTTGTGCGTAAAGCAAAATGCTTGTTGATACGTAATGAGTATCATTATGACTTGCATAAGCATTGCGAGCCATTCTTCGCTTGATAAATCGCTACTAACAATCAAATTATCTAACGTATCTTCACACTTCTCCATCGCAATGGCATATACTGGAAACTGGTTAATGGTGGCGTGTATTTTTTCTTCCATTTCGCTTACAAAGGAAGAGCCGGATTGCGTGCTGGAATCATCCATTTGGTTTGTTTGTTCTGCATCGGTTTCTGTTTTACTGGCGTTCTCCCCTTGGGATTCCTCTTCGCATTTTAACTCATTCTGCGGGTCGTCGCCATCCCGATTCGCATCATTCTCATTCTCCTCGCCATCAACCGACTCCTCTATTTCATCATTGCTGTTGGTGTGCGATGTTCTGGAGGAACAGCTTGTAGAGGTCCCTGTGGCGCGCGACTTGGTCTCTATGTGTTCGCATTGTTCTTCCTGTTCATTCCCAATATTTTGCAAATCCAAGTCCACAAGGTCCAAAGACATATCTTTCAGGTCATTCAATGTGATTAGAGTGGGTTGGCTAAGGTCCGCTATGGTTGGCTCAAACAAATCCTCATACATATTCTCGTGTATGGAGCCAACCGATAATCTATGGGATTCGTTTTTATGAATGGTAATTGGGGCAAGCTTGGTTCCGTTTTGGGAAGAAACAAACAAATGGGAATAGTCCTCCACTGTAAATAGTCCATTTGGTCCAGATTTCGTATTGAAAAAATCGCTCTCCACTAGATATTCTAAATCGTCAATCACGTCAATCGTGTAGTTTTTTTTTAATCCGACTATCCCTCCATAATAGTCTACCCCGTGCGCAAACCCGTGATTATGTATTAATGTGCTCGCCAAGAATGTGAAATGACCGTCCACATAGGCGGAATTATTTGGGTCGGCAATGCAGGAAGCGAGTTGCGAGTATTTGGGCTCGGGGAGTTTGGGCAACTGGAATAGCGACTCGTCATTTATATCATATTTTCCCACCAAATATTTAAACGGGTTCAGCAAAGGCGCCATCTTTAAAAACACATTGGCTTCACGGGTTTTCTCGCTATGAATATCTTTCAGCACAAACAGGTGCTCGTGGTTGCAGTTAACATTTGTGTGGTCGCTAGGCGGACTAGGCATAATGCTTTGTAATGCCCATTTATGGTTTAAGTTTACCGAGTTATAATTGCTCTCGTTTAAAGAAAAAAACAACGAATATAGCGGGACATAATTTTGCGCATTGTGCAATTGTATTTCCTCATTTGCTTCTAAACCTCTAAAGAGTTCCTTATTTTTTCTTTTTTGGTAGTTCAATACAAAAGCCATTGGTATGTAAATATACAAATTAATTTATTTTTAAACTAATACATTACAATAATAGATTTACAATAGTGTAATCCCAAGAAAGCATTTTGCAACCTATTTTTATAACCGGCTGATTTGGGACATACATTTGCTGATTACGTAATACAACCCTCCAAACAGAATGCTCGTCATAATATATCCATTAATGTTAAAGTTCCCGTCTGTATGAAACATCATAGGAAGATAACGAGCCAGTGTTTTTCTCACTACGGGCAATTGGAAAATAAAATACAGCACTACCAGCATCAATGGGGTTTGGATTTCGTCGTAAAACTCGTCCATTTTGTTTTGGCTTCGCTCGCGCTTATTATACTCTTGTATGATGTCTTCGGTGGACTCTTGCTCATCAAGGTAGTTCATATGTTGGGGCGGAGGAGGCGGCACATAATTCGGTTGCACTTGTGCATCTTGCGTTAAGGTTTCCGTGGTTCTTGGAATATCTTTGGATGGGAGCTGGGTTGCGCCAGTCGCGCTCGCCATTTGCAGTCCGCTAATGATTTGGTTGATGGTGGTTTGGTCCAAGGACATTTGGCTTCCCGACCCTCCTTGACCACTTGAAGATGGTGAAGATGCCACGTGTCCAGTGCTATTTCCTCCTCCTGCCGGGTCCGTAGGCAAATCATTAATATTTGTGGTGCTATTCATATAATTAACTAAATATTGTTAGATAATTATACCATACGCATTTCAAAACGCAAGCGGCGCCTTTATTCCATCTCCACAATCTTTTTAGATGCATCGCATTTCACGCTTGCCGCGGTATATTTATAGCAAGCATTGTCGTGTTTAAATATTTGGTCATCTATCTCCTTGGTAGGCGGGGCATTGTAAATAATGCATTGCTTACCGACGCACACTTTTCTAAAGAAAGTGGCCAGACCAAAGCCCAATAGAACGGACATTAATATTTTCCCTGTGTGGGTATGGATAAACTTGGATAAGTGCATCATTTTCCTTATATAATCCATACATTTTATGATTTCACGATTTAATGATGCAACACTGTCATACTATTGCGAAGTATTACCCTTGCATTGGGATTTTTTTAATCAGAAAAATATTTGTGGGACACGTCACCTTCTGTGCTTCATACTGAAAACATTGGTCCGCCTTGTCCTTATACAGGGTGTTTTTGACGGTTTGAGGACTCGGATATACAAATATCTTTTTCTCTTCTGGACCCAACACGTAAATAAAAAACAACCCGACCGCTAAACTAAGTAAAAACACCGGAACTGAAATATGATTTAATATCATTATATTATCGTATCATTATATTTGCATCCAAAACTTTTACTACGCATTGTAATGGATATTTACGGATGGGGTGGTCCCGATAGTTTCACTTTTTTTGTCTTGGACTGTCCGAACCTGTATTTTTTTCGGGATTGCTTTGCTAAAAGGAATGCTCTCTTGTTGTGGTCGCATCCTTTTTCTAAAATGTTATAATCTACCGCAGCCGCTTTCCCTGCAGTGAGTGCGCTCGCTAGTCTTGCGATTCCCCACGACTGAGCCGTTTGGTTTGGTCTTGACCCAGACGAATAATACGCGCCCTCCCCTTTTTTTACGATTTGCTGCAAGGCATCCAGGGTGCATCCAGTTTTTTGAGCAAGTTCTTCATTTGGGCTGATGTTGTCCACTTGATATATTTTACGCGCGCGAATCACGTGCTTGGATGGTTTGTGCACGTATGAGGCGACGGGCGCTCTCGTATAATATTTCCCCTTTTTGTATAGTCGCCTGGATTTCATAAGCATCTGGAGCTGTTTTCGCTGGTCCTTTTTGGTTAATCGGCGCGGCAAATACCGCAAGGGCACTTTTATTTGAGGCTCGTTTGTCATATTATAGTTATACTATAATGTGATAATGTCTACAAAGGTTATTAATATATAGTTGACGGAAGAGCCAAAAACGGAGGATGCGATGGTGAAATCGGTTGAGCCGGATGAGCCCAAACTATTTCTTAATATTTTGTCAATATAGAATTAAAAAGATTTTGTCTCACTTTATATAAGTAAGAATGCGATTGAAACTATCCGAACAATATAAAGACGAACGAGAAGCAATATGCAAGAAGATTATTGACATTTTGGAGCTGGACTCAAACAACTCTATCTTGTTATGTGACCTAGATGCAGACACGGCGAAGCAACAAGCGATAATGGATATGAAGGAAGAAATCCAGAAGTGCTTTGCCGTTTCAAAAATATCTTCCTTCAAACCGAACTTTGAATGCAAACGCCCTTATTTAAATATTATCCGAGGCATTTTGCGCAAACAAGGGTATACGTTTTATTCAGTTGATTGCGATATTAAAATTGAGGATGGATTCAAGAGAACACAACGGTATCTTATATTTAGGAACCTTGTTCCCGAAAATTAGCCGATTTTCTTTTCTTTAGCAACATTTATTAATAAATACATAAATAACGACAATTAGTCGGCAAACTATTTAGGAATAACTATGATACAAATAATTAAAGATTTTTTATACATCTATATAAGATGCGAGTAAAACTGTCTGAACAATATGCGGATGAGCGTGAACAAATATGTAAAAAACTTATAGAAATATTGCAATTAGATAGTGACAATGGGTTTTTATTGTCCGATTTAGATGCCGATTTGGAAAAGCAGGCATCCATTATGAGTTTGAAAAATGAAATCCAACGTTGTTTTGCTGTTTCCAAGATTTCTTCCTTCAAACCAAACTTTGAATGTAAACGACCATACCTCAACATTATACGTAGCATTTTGCGTAAACAGGGTTATTCATTTTTTTCAGCAGATTGTAATATAAAAGTAAATGACGTTTTTAAGAGGACCCAAAAGTACATTATATTTAGGAAATAAATGACTATTTAACGATATTTAGACAATTTATAATATTCGCTAATATTATAAATGCAACCGATTGTGATATTTACCGAAAACTTGGATGGAGAAATAGAACAAACCTGTTCTGCGGAAGTCTATGAGGAGATGTGCAACGCCCTGAACTGCTTTGAGGTAGTCCCAGATGAAATGAAAAGCAAAGCCTATTTTGATATTGACATCAAGAGCAAAAATATGCCTACTGGAACTGAATATTGTGAGAACTGGCAAGACATACTTGCGTGTGCACTCCCTTTTGTAGAAAAACGCTTTCCAAATGGCTTGTTTTGTGTGAAGTTTTCTGGGTCTCCTCACTATATCTCCTGTGACAAACACCAGCCTGCGTGGGCAACTTCATTCCATATTATTGTTTGGAACTGGGTTGTTACAAAAAAGAAATTGAAGTCTCTTGCTATAGAAATGAACAAAGAGTTTAATGCACAGATTAACAATAAAAAAGATAGCTCTATTAAGGTGTGTGATTATTACACACTAAAACGAATTGATGACGATGATAATAATAAATATGAATACTTTGAACTATTTGACCTAACGGTGTATAGCACACGACGTAAGATGAGAAGCACATTTGCAAAGAAGAGCAAATATGATAAGCACACGAAAACGGTTTGGGAGGAGGACAGACCTATGCTCATTGTAATGGGAACTTTTCAACAAAGTGTGCTTACTGCATTCATTCCTGATGATGCATATGAGTTCCCTGACGACAATATACGTTGTGATGATACAGATGATGAGAGTGTGAAAAGCATTGACAGTGTAAAATTAGTAAAATCCAAAACTTCTGCAAAAACAGGTAATCAAAAAATATGTGAACTTGAAAAATATAACGCGGATAGCAGGTATACAAAGTTAAAGTTCTTTATAGAAAACGGATTTGACAAATGCTGTAAAAATCACGAAGACATTATAAAAATTGGTTACGCCATAGCAAAAGAGTTTGGAAAAGATGGACTCCCATTATTTCAAATATTTGCCGAAAAATATACGTCACAACCTTGGGATAAAGCCAAAAAAGAATACGACGATAAATACGAATACATTTTAAAACATAACAACAACAGATGTAGTATCGGGTCCATTTATTGGATTTTCAAAAAATATAATGATGAACTGTTTAAAAAAATTAGCAAAGAGTGGAATATAACCCATTATGAAGTAGATATGATTTATAATATTACCATTACTGGAGCTACTGCAGATTATTTCAAAAATCTATATGGCGATTTTATATGCGCTTGTGACGGAATTGCTTACATTTATAATGGAATACGTTGGGAGAAATGTGACGATAAAAACAGCGAATTAGTGCGGTTTATTGACAAGGTATTTTATAAGGACTTAATTGAGTATGGAAATATCCGTATGAACGTATTAATTGATATGTTAAAAAATGCGACCAAAGAGGAGTCAGAAACAATTAATAATAAAATTAAAGACGTATCTAAATATTTAAAAGATGTTACTTGGAATATGAGAAGTGCAGGGCTTAGAAAATTATACATAAGCGACATTATTGCCTTCTCCACAAACAACAACATCAAGTTTGACTCGGACAAACATTTATTTGCTTTTAATAACAAGATTTATGATTTGGAAAACCAATGTTTTATAGAACCTGACCCCAGTCAATACATTTCAAAAAGTTGTGGATACGATTATGACGATAACTACGACGAAAAATATAAACCCGATTTAACCAAAGTTATTGACAGTGTATTCCCCGACAAAGACATTAAAGACTATTATCTAACATTTTTAGCTACTGGATTATCGGGCATCCATATGGAGGAGTTTATGATTGCTACAGGTGTCGGTGGAAACGGCAAATCAATGATTAACGGTTTAATGATGACAACCATCGGCGAATACGGTTACGAAGTGCCAAGCACTTGTTTTACAAAAGAAATCAAAGACGGAGCCAATCCAGAATTAGCCAGACTTAATGGGGTACGCTTTGCTTTAACAAGTGAGCCCGACTCTAAAAAGAAGTTTAGTTGTTCGGCAATCAAGAGCATAACTGGTAATGAAACCCTGCCAGTGCGTTTATTACATTCAAACAATGTCGGAATTGATTTGGTCTGCTCGTTAGTTTGTGAGGCAAACGATGTCCCCGATTTTGACGAGGTAAATCAAGCCGTCAATCGCCGAGTTAGAGCTTCCGTTTTTGAAACTGTCGCGCTGGATAAATGCGAATATGACAAGCTGGACGAAGACGATAAAGCGTGTGGTAAATACACCATTAAAAAACCGGAATACAAGACAACCGAGTTTAAACAAAACCATAGACAAGCCTTATTTATGATACTATGCGACTATTTCAAACAGTTCAAAGAAAACGGATACGCTTTAACCGCTATGCCCGCAAAATGTAAATCAAAAGTAGTATCCTTATTCGCTGCCTCCGACGGGATTTACTCGTGGTTTGAAGAAATATACCAGCCAGTTAAGGCTGACGAGTATTTAACAAGCACACCAATATCATTAAACGAGATATACACACAGTTCAGCAGTAGTCAATACTTTATGCGATTGCCAAAAACAGAACAGCGCAAATTAAATCGCAAAAACTTTGTAGAAAAAATCACAACCAACTTGTTCTTACAAAAGTTCTTAAAACACAGAGACACATATTGGAATAAGGAAAGACAAAAAACAGATTATTTAGTCGGCTGGGAATTAAAGCCTTCCGAGATTCCTGCGAATGATGACAAGATTGACAAAGAATAAATCCACTTGATAATGCTCTTATTTAATTAATAATAAATATTATTTTTTTATTAATTTTTTCAAAAACTTAATGGAGGGGGGTTCATATTTATATAAATACTAATTAGCCCCAAAAGCCCAAATCTTGCCCGATTTTCTGTTTTTCCTCTATAGCTTTTTCACGGGAGGCAACAAAACTGATTTTCGGGCAAGATTTGGGCTTTTTGGGCTATTTTGGGGCTACCTTTTTTGGGGCTTTTTTCTTCTCTCTTTTTCTCTCTTCTTCTCCTTAAACAAAGAAAAAGAATAACACACACATATATACTAACTCTTAAATATTACAAAATCTAAAACCCGTTCTGGCTTAACCCAAAATTATAAAACACATAATACCGATTAAACAGCCCATCTGGGTTCACCGTGGTGCCAGGAATGGTGTCAATAAATAAGTAATTCGCCGCATCATTGCTAATTGGGTTATCCTTTCCGTGCGTAGGTTCCCACCCTAGACTATAATCATAAAAAATATAATACGAGGTATCACGTCCTTTCTTATCTGTTTGATATTGATAATACCAAATGCTTAAATGCGCCGGATTCGTAACCATATAATTATTTGAAAAATTGTTTGCCCCCACATCCCCTTTTGGAATGTCGCTGGCTTGCACGATGGGAGGAAGAAGATATCCACTATTCCAACCGTTTCGGTATAAATTATGAGTAATGAGTGACCACCATATGAACTGGTCAAAGGAGAACACCGCCTTTGTCATCATTGCCATATAATCCGGAGAGGTTTCGCTAGGGAAATCAACCGTTGCCAATTGCCCAACAGACCCCTCGTAGGATTGCGGACCCCACGGGGTATTTACCGTCCCAGAATACGTGGTTGTCCAATATTTGGTTGGGTCGCTATGGTATAGCGCTAAATCGTTATCTAATTGAATAGACGTTTGCTGAACCCGCGTGATGTAACTGCTAAGTTTAACAAGCAGGGAGGGTGGCTCCGAAGACGCATATTCTTCAATCCGCCCGCAAATGAACTCGGCTGCAATGTGCCCCGCAATTCCAAACTCTTCCACACTAATGCCGGTAATCGCACCAGACAGCAAGTCTAAACCAATACCTAAACCAGGGTCTTCATTATCATTCAGTGACAAAAGTAAAAAACAATTGGCACATTTCCCGATGGTATACGTATACAGCTGGTCATTGAAAGTCTGCAAGTTTTTAAGGTTGGTTTTCACACGCAACACATTCTCGGTGGTTGGGTCTGGGATGGACATATTTTATATAAGCGGAGATTATGTTCTTAATGGTGTTGATGTAAGGTATGAGAATAATATAAATCATAGTTTTATATTATAATTTAAAAAACGAATACGTTACTAAATAGTTTACGGGCGATAATCGCGTATCTTAATAATCCACGAATTATTATATCCGACTCTATATTCTTTATTAAACAGGGTATTTCTGTTATCTGGTCTTATCCACTGAAACATACAACGAAACATATATATGTAGTCTATAGATTTTCTTTAATATTAAATTATACATATGGTTTTACATATGTTTTTACATATGTTTTTACAACCGTTTACGCGCTTGAAGAAGCGGTGGACGCGACCGACACGGATTTGGGTTCCATTTGGTTGTTTGATGTATAACTATCGGAAGAAATTGCCCCATCTAGTTCTAGTCTTTGCGCCGCATTGGCTCGCGAGGGCGTGGGCTTCTTTTGCAGTATTAAGTTGTCATTGTCAACCGAATATTTAATAATGTTGGCGGTATTCAAGGAAGAATATACGCGATTCGGTAAGTTCACTCGCTGTTGCATAAGATAAAACGCCCGCTCATTTGGGTTAAACTCTACGGCTTGATACATATACTTCAATGAGGCAATCGTGTTTAACTGCTCAAGCATTTCGTCCAAATACAGCGTGGTCGCCATCTCAATATGGTTTGGGTCCCCGCTATTGTTAAACTCCTCAATGTGCCCTCGTAATGCTTTAATGTTTTGCTCAAGAGCAATCTCCGTCTCTTTCAAGGTTTGGTTTCTCTTTCGGTTGTTTGTAATGAACTCAACCAGTAGCATAAAGTTTTCATAATCCTTAATCACGCTGGAAAGCGCTTGGTTTGTGAGTTGGTAGTTCTTGAGCGCGTCATTTTTCTGCGAGTATCCAAAAATCGCATTGTTCTTTTCTTTTATAATGCTGTTTTGCAATCCTTTAATAATCTCCTTGTTGAAAGTCATCGCCTTGTCAAAGAAAACCGTGTAGGGAACCATAATTTGAATATCCAGCGTGCAAGGTTCCGAATCATCCCCGCACGTCGCTTTTAATATTCGCGAGGTCTTATCCACATTGTTCTCGTCGGTTTTGTCCTCCACAAACTCAGTTCTAAAATTAGTCCCCACATTACGCTTGCAATTAATACATTTGGGTTTCGTTCTTCTGTATATGTTTCTCCTTTGTCTCCAGCTTACGTCCCCGTGATTGGAAGAAATGTTTTTCTTAATTTCTTCCTTTTCGGTTTCATATTGCGCTTTATAATTGTAGTAACTGTCTATCGCTTCATAATACTCGGCTAACTCTGTCTCCTCCTCTTCGGCGTAATACATTGCTTCATCTAGGGCAGAAAAGGAATACGATTTGGAAGAAGCAACCGCGGTGTCAGGGGTATAGGAAACCTTACCGTCTGTCCACGCACTAAATGAGTCTTTCCCAGAATAAGAGCGACTGCTTGGATACTTTGGAGAGGGTGGATACTGAGGCGAAGGGTAATCCGGGGATGCGGGTGTCAATATTTCTTGGAGTTTGTCCTCTCTGCTCACAGGCGTATTCGGCGGGTCATCTTTCCCCTGATTAATAAAATACTGCGCGGTGTTCGTGCCTTGTTGTATCAGGTCTTGCGCGGCACTTGTGCCGGTATCTATCGCCTCCTGAACCCTGGTCTGCCCGTCGTTAATCAAGTTTTGCACTGCATCGGTTCCATTACTAATGGCACTTTGAATTGCGTTTGTCCCAGACTGCAAAGCTTCCTGCAATGCATTTGGTTCCTCTTTTTTCATTTCTACGGTAGGGTCAAACTCTTGTAACTCTCCTATGCTCTGAATGGTAGGAGCATTTGGGTTATTGATATTATTATTGTTTGCGGACATTTATATAATTAAACAATATATTTTTGTGGAGTGAGGCGCATATCCAACCCAAAGACACGCATTAACGGTGTTGCCTTGCTTGCCGTCTAACAATGTCATACTCATTGTCCCAATGGGGTAACCCAGTAATCAACTCTTGCTGTTCCCGTTTTCTCGCGGATTGGTAATTGGCAATCTTGGATAATATGTATTGCTGTTTTTTTTTGTCCTTTTCTATCCTCTCTTCCTTACTTAATTTCCCCTTGTATTTATAAAGTAATAACCCGCCTAAAATAGTAAAAAATACTGCACATAGTCCAATGTTAAACATTGTATTGTAATACTTGTCTTTTAATATTCTGCACTGTTTTAAGGACTCGTTTAAAAAGTATTTTACACCAGGTTCGATTAAGGTTGGTGCGCTGATACTGGAAAAATGCATATATTGAACGCATATTAATATTTTGGAGGTTTATCATAATACCATTTGTCTTGTATTGTGATAAATGTAAAATTGAATTAAATAGAGCGTTATAGTATTGGTTACATTAATTGTTATACTAGCGTATCCTCATGAATACCCATCGCCCTCTTGTTAAAGATATGCACAATCTACCAACATTAAAGAATGCCCTCAATCATAAGCCGATACTTAAATGGGTTGGAGGGAAAAGCCAAATTATAGATTCTCTGATTGGAGAGTTCCCAACGGAAATGAATAATTATTATGAACTCTTCCTAGGTGGGGGGAGTGTATTGATTGCTTTATTAACTATGGTTCAACAAGGTCATATACATTTGCACGGAAATGTATATGCGTATGACGTAAATGAAGCACTTATTTATGTGTATAAAAACATACAAACACAACACAACGAGCTGTATGAACAACTACAGCAGGTTATTATAGAGTATAATGATTGTATTCAAGGCGAACTAAACCGGACCCCCCAAAACATTCAAGAAGCAAAGGAATCCAAGGAAAACTTTTATTATTGGATACGGTCGTTGTATAATAAATTGACCCAAGAAGAAAAGACGACTGCATATGGCTCGGCATTGTTTATATTTTTGAACAAAACGTGCTTTCGTGGTATGTTTAGGACGGGGCCAAACGGGTTTAATGTTCCGTATGGAAACTATAAAAATCCAGAAATTATGAATAAAACGCATTTGGACCAAATCCATAATCTGATACAAGGGGTTCAATTTGAGTGTTGCGATTATCGTGTTGCGTTGCAAAGGATTTCAACCGATGTAAACGATTATGTATATCTGGACCCTCCCTATTTCCCAGAAACCAAAACATCCTTCACTGGATATACAGAAAAAGGATTCTCTCTGGCTGACCATATGGATTTATTTGCAGGGATTCATGCGCTCACTGAAAAAAACAAGAAGATAATGATGAGCAACGCAGATGTAGGTGAGGTCCGAGGTAGTTTCGGTGAGAGCAAATATACGATTCGGTCCATTTTGTGCAAACGCGCTATAAACTCAAAAAATCCAGATACCAAAACAAACGAGGTCATTATTACAAACTATTAACATATCACTACGCATTTACCCATTCATTTGCATTTACCCATTGATTCACTTTTTCAAAATAGTTTGGTTCGTCTCCAAATAGGGTAACAATGTTGTGTTCTGCAAGTATCCTATTTAGAACCGTGTATTTTTTTTCGTCCGAACACATTTTTTTCTGCAAGTAGTCGCTCACACAAAACCCATAACATACTTCAAACTCGCCCTCTAACATTATTTCATACTCTCTTTTCAACCCAGGCCCTGCCCATAGTTTGGTTTCAACGGAGCCAGACACGTGTTGCTCTTTCTTTTCTAAAATCTTGATTTCCTTCTTGCCGGTAGAGTATTCAATAATGTATGCCTCGTCAGGGCATCGGTAAAGCTCGATATTATATTTTTGACGCATATATTTTTTTAGCCCATTTTGCAAGACAAAGGTGATTCTTTTGTCCTCAAATTGTTTTGTTAAATAGAAGTCGAAGCCTTGTGTTTGCTTGTTTTGGAAAGAACGCTTTTCGTAACCCATCTCAATCAATCTAGTCTGGTTGTTTGTTTTTTCTTCAAAAGATTTCCCGTGTAAGTTTGTGTTTGCACCTCCCGCGCCCGTTCCCCGGTTGATAACTTGTTCTGTTTTCTTGTCATCCCCCTCTGTAAAGTTTTCTACAATAATTAATTTTGGTTTCGGAATGTATTTTTTTGGTTTCTTTTCACTGAATGCGCTTTGTTCAAATCCCTCACTAGTATTTGTGTTGTTGGTGTCCTCCATTTATATATTTTACCACAATAATTTGGTTACAAAGTTTTTTCAATTTTGTGTTGGACACGTTTGGTCATAATAGGTTTGTGCTACATAAATGTTTAGACATACCTTTGCTTATCTGGTGCGCAAGAGTTACGCATTAGGGGTTATAATTATTTCTCTCGGCCACGCAATAATTATAAATATATCGTGTAAGTATATATGGACCTCACATACGCATCCTTGTTAGTATTTTTTTTAATTACGTTAGCTTATTTTTATTATTTTAAGCAGGAGGTAGACTTTTCTGCAAGCGATGTCAACTACAGTGATTACACATCCAGTAATATGATGCGTCTTGGGTTATACTTTATCGTAGTCTTGTTGCAACAATACATATTCAACCTTATCTCCACCGTAAATAAATGCGGGGGAACAGTTGGGAAGAACATATTGTCCACTCTTATTCTTACGATTATCCCGTGGGTTCTCCTTTTTGGCTCAGTAATTATGATGCTAATTGTATACCCAGGGTTAAAAAGCTCGTTCGCGGATGTAGTTGGTTACTTTTTCATTTATGATAAGGCGAACGACATACTCGGTAGCATCATTGTGGACACCAATTTGGAAGAAACCTTAAACAAATCGTTGGGCGAGAACAGCGCGAATACCAAGCCCTTTAAAATCGCGGCGGAAGCCATTATGAAACTATGCGGGAACAAGGGCATTTTAGTAAATGCAATGAACCCCGTAAATTTTGAAAACATCTGGTCTGTGTTGCAACCCTTGGTCGTGCCCGAAGTGAAGTTGGATGAGCCCAAACTAAACACATTCAAGTCCCAGTTAAAGGAGCTGGTATACCGTAAGGACAACATCGGGGAAGGAATGTGGTATATCTACACCGGAATACTGCTTTCCTCCATTGTTTCTTACAACTTAATCTCACGCGGGTGCGAGAAAAGCCTGAAGCAAATAGAAGACGCCAAGAAGAAGTATACAGACACGGTCAAAAAAATAGAACCGAAAAAGATGAACGACTACGCAGATAAACCGTATCAATTATAAAAGATGTGCGAGTAATGCACGTATTGCAATACTGCTAAATAGGAAATGATGCCTAAAACAATGGACAACAACCAAATAGGAAGAATGGTTTTGTTCCGGTAACCAACCCCAAAATCACGTATACTTCCATCGGTGTTGTAGAAAATAGCGGGTCGGTTTACTTGGATGATTGTGTAAATCGCTAAAAATAAAATAATTGCCGACATTGTAATATTGTTGCGCACAAACTGTTTGAACATAATTAAGTCTTATATTATAATGATTTTTAAAAAATAAATAAAAACGAACATTTGAATCTTTACATCTTTACATCTTTACATCTTTACATCTTTACACCTTTTTACATTTCAAACGCCTACTTTATTTTACTTCAAATGATTTCCAATAATTATGTATGTATTCTAATTCTTTTTTTTTATTGTCTTCCAATTTTGGATAATTTAATTCATTTATAAGCCAACGATAACTGTCTTTTTTAATTTCTTGAAGTCTTGATTGATACATATGTTCTAAAATATTGTATCTACTAATTTTTACATTATGTTCTCTAACAAACAAATTAATGAGTGATATAATTCTTATATTTGAACAATACAAAGCACACCCATAGATAAACTCAATTATATGTGGGTTTGATAAAATGTAATCAGTGTGAAATATTAACATTTTTTCTGTTGAATTATAGTCTAATTTAGTTTCATAAAAAGAACACATTTTATAATATATTATATTATTTAAAATAAGATATTTTTAAGTAATATTTAAAGTAGTTTTAAAGGCGTTTGAAATGAAAAAAGGTGTAAAACTTTTGATTATGGATTGGCCAGTTAATTTTATCAATTCATAAACAGATAAAATTATACTTTTTTATATTTCTTTTGCGTGGATAAAATGACTAATAATCCTCATTCTCTTCCCCGTGTGGGTCTCCGTCAAAATAGTCCTCCCCCATATCTTGCATATTGTATTCGTCATTCTCGTTCTGTAGCGCAAGGTCCTCCTCCAATGCATCCTCCGCATACTGCTCCATATTTTGTGCCGTCACGTTTTTATTTGCAAACAGCCGGCGCTCTAACCGTTGGTAATTCTCGTTATTCTTGCGAATATCATCGTCCGATGCGTTCTTATCATATGTAGTAAGACCTTTCTGAAGACCTACGTTCCAGTCTCCTAGTTTATGCATTTTCAGCATTTTGTCTACTTGTCTGGATTCAATGGACATCTTTTCCAACTTGGAGGTAAACGTCTCCTTTTCGCTCTGCTGAATCTTAAACACGCTACCCATAATGAAATCATACGATATGTTCACCATAATTTTATGGTTTTCCATCAAGTCCAAGTATGCGCGCAATAAGGTGGCTACGTTATGCTTGATTCCTTTTAGTTGCCCCTTATTAATCTCTTCTGCGTATTCCGCATATTGCGCATCTTCAAACACCTCGTCGCGTCGGCTTGCCTCTCGGGTCGCCTCATTTACAAAATTGGTTGCATCGGTTGGCTTCTTTGATGACAATGGCGCCAATGCGGTATTACAAGCGAGAATGTATCCATTCAATGTCTGCAAAAAGTAAAACTCAAACAGATGCAATCCCGTTTTCGCGTCAAACAGGTTCATCGTCGCGCTGTCTTTGTCTGGGTCATTTCTTCCTTTCTCTTTGTTACCAACCATAATATTTGTAGCCACAGGGCTCTTATTTGCTAGCTCCAACAACATAGGCAACACCTCGGTAACGTTCTTTAACACATTGGTTAACGATTCGTTCCCATAAAACGAATGCAGCTGGGTGTAATATTCAATAATCAACCTAGATATATTGGACGAATCGTAAGGGGAAATGTTCCAGTGGTTTGGAATAGACACCTTCATGGTTGTGTATGTGTTCTGCTTTAAGATAACATTGGGGAAGATATTTATGAAATTGGTCAAGTAGGTTTTAATAAAGTGAAGCGAGTTATGCACATCGCTGTTGGGGGTTTGCGCAAGCTTACGATTGGATTGCCCTCCCCAATCCATAATGGAGTTCAAAAACTGGGTAGTTCGCTCCAATTGCACTTTGGATACTTTCCCGTGTAGCTTAATGAATTGGATGATTTGTTTTTTCATATTTTTATTGCTGGTAATCAAGTAGTCGCGCAGTTTGTCCACGAGCTCGTTGTCTTCGTGATGGATATGCGAATCTACCGTTTGTTGCGAATAGTGGTCAATCAGTTCCCTTACATGGGCGGTGAATGCGTTTGGTATTACCTGCGTTTGCACACCATTAATGCATTCACGTAGCTGTTGTATCGGCAAGGGGACATTGGCGACTGCCCCTACATTCACTACATTCTTCTTGCTAATTGCCAGCAACAATTGGATAACATCTTCGTTGGAATACTCGCGCCCATCCGACTTGAGTTTGCTGATTTGGGTTTCAATGGTATCGGATTTGTCCAGATTTAATGGCTTCTCCTTGCAGAATCGTATTAATTCATCGGGAACCGGTTTGATGGAATTAAACTTGCAATAATGGATAAAGGCGCGGTAAATGGTTTCTCTGCTGTAGGCGATGTCCAGAGGAGGGAAGATGTTTTTGGTGTTCACACGGCTAGAAATAATGCACGAGTTGGTGTAGAACTTGATGTCGCGCAAAATATTCGCATAAGTGTTCACAACGTAATTGTATTGCTCAATATTGGCATTTTTGTTTTTGAAGTATTGCAAAAAGTTCTTGCCCTCGTCGTCGTTACAGCACGCATTTTCTAGTGCAAGTCTACCCCCTAAACTAATCAGCAGGTTGAACTTGTTTTGCTTTTTGGCGTTCTTGGTTATCACTTCGGTGATTACTTTTTGGATTTCTTCCTGCACTGCATACGAAAACCGAATAATATTCCCCTGAAGCATCGCCAGTTGGTTCTCCTGTTTATACGAGCCATCTCGCAAGTGGTCTAATAAGCTTTGATTAAAATGGGGAGGAACGGGGTTCAAATGCGTCATTTTAAAAGGCACCTGAGGAGGAAGAAAGGTCGTCATTCGCTTTATGCTAAACCGCTCCTCCAAAATATCCAGCCGGTTCAATCCCATCTCCACCTCCTGCAAGTAATCGTATTTGTTTTTGATTTTCTGCGTAACCTCCTGAATCTGGGACAAATAACTCTCAATGTAGTTATAAATCGTGGTGGAAATATATTCTTCCTTTTTCTTGAGCAGCACATTCCAAGGCGACATATTCACGCGAATCTTGTATGCAATGCACGCAATATACTGGATAAAGGATAAATCATTTCCTTGGCGCAATGGATACCCCTCCAATGAACTGCTGCAGCCAGGGTATGTTTTACGGGTGCGCACGGTAGGTATATTCGTTTGCACCGCAATGATAAACATACCAAACGTCAAGTATAAATAGATGGTGTTTTTCATATCTTCATACGAAGTGGTCGGCTTGCCTTTCTTCTCCAGCGCCTCATTTCGCGCCATATGCTCCTCCTCGGTAGGAAGAATCGTGTTGACAGTGTTTTTCACATTTCTCACAATAAACTCCATCTGCCCAGGGATAGAAATACCTGCTGCAATCGAGAGCGCATTCACAATCTTATAAATCAGCTGCGTCTCTGGGCTCATAGCGGCTTTCTCGGTGCGAACATTTTCCGAGCTGGGTTGAACCTCACCCCAATCTGCTTCCTCCACGCCTCTGCTCTGGATTCGGAATCCCTCCTCATCAAATCCCTCTTCCTCGCTAAAGTCCGTGAATGCAATAAACTTGCCGCTGTATTTATCCACAATTCGGTCGCCCTCTTCGCTGACTACCCCGTTAGAACGAATCACTTCATTCAGTGTATCTCTATAATTGTCGGGGGACACCAAGAAGGCATTGGCAAGGGTAAAGAGGAAGATAGGAACAAGTGGCACATTGGATTTGTTGCAGTAAAAGAAGTTCCCGTCTTCGTTGGGTAAGTTGGCAGGTCTGGTGCACAAACGCACAAAGGACACAATATTGTCATACTTCTGCCCGAGGTCTTCCTGACCCATAATGAAATCCAAATACTTGGAATACGGGGACACGGGTGAGTCCACATCATCTACCAGCTTAATCCCTAGGTCGTAATTGGCAACCGTGTTTTTCAAATAATCGCGCTGTTGGATTTCAATCCGCTTACGAATCGTGTGCACATTGTAGTCAAACACGCGCTGAAGTTCTTTCATTTGCTCTTGCTTGGAAGTATCATATTGCTTATCAAACTGGTCCAAAATACTGGACATGGATTTGAGTTGCAAGTTGTCTTTGTTCACATCCAGACTCTCGCACAATCCGTTCACCTTTTGCGCAGAATATAAGCAGTCGTTTTGAAAGTTGCACATTGCATTTTGGTCTCCCTCAAACATCTCTTTGCTCGCTTTTTCGTCCAGGCTCCACACATTATGCTCGCGAATATAAAACTCAAACTGGTTGTTGACAGTATTAAAAAACACGGCATAATCTCCGTCGCGCACCTTCTTCATACCGGTTACCATGGATTTCGCATGCTCTATCGCGACGGCTTCTGAGAACTTGTGCTTGCTCTGCAGTTTCTCAATCAGGAACTCCTCAAAATCCGAATTGTTTTTTCGGTTTCGCTCGCTAGCGTAATCATCTAACAAACCATATGGGGTGTTGTCAAACTCTCTGTCATAATAAATACTGACTCCATTGTCGGCATCAATTTCGGTTTTGACGCGATATTTTTTCGCAATGGTATAATTGACGCACTTGTCATTCGCCACATTCGCGGCTTTGTTTCGCTTTTGAGAGGCATTCTCGGTGACAAGTAGCTCGGCAATATGCGAGGGATACTTTAAATGGACATTGGAAAGCGCGCACGCATTGTAAAAAGATGCGCCATAATCATACAAATACATATGCTTTATCATTTCCGAGATGGTTTTGGTCTTGTTCCTCTCAAACTCGTATTCCTCTATAACCGCCACGGTGGCATCGCGGTTTAATCCAAACGAGTCGTATACGATTTTTTGATTGTTTACTCCGCTCACCATTTTTTTAGAATGGATATATTTCAACGTATTAAAGTCTCGCTTGTTTTCCAGAAGCATTTTGTTGAACTTGGATATTTTGCAGTCGATAAACGCAATAATTAACTGGTATTGCTTGTATGTCAGGTCATCCGTGTAAATCATAAACGGCTCTAGCGCATCAATAATGTTTACCAGCGACACCTTGCCGTGAATATACTTGGCCATAATGTTAAACACGTTACGGATAGTGGGGACGACTTTATCCAAATACTCTTCGTATAGTTGTTCTCTCGTCTTGTCTTCTGCGTTGCGGGTTTTTAACGCGTAGTGGTTAATCGTATCAAAATAATCCTTGTATCCTTGCTCCTCTTTGGCGTGCTTGTTTGCATTATTTAACAGGGCGCTCGCGCCTTCTTCCTCCGTCAAGTGAACATTGATGGAATGAATCGGGGTGTTTTCCTTTAACAGTTGCCAGTAGTTCATAAAGCTTTGGTTCAATTGGGATGAAACCAAAATATTCGTATTGGGTAGGTTTATTTTAGAGAACTGGATTGCAGGCACAGGAAGAGTTAAGATGGATTGAATAGAGATTTTATCCGGAGGAGTTAAATACCCCACATCGGAATCCATTACTGCACCGGTATGCACCGTGTTTTCCAAATGGGTGATTCCTGTATTGTATTGTTGTAGTAAAAACCGTTTTCTTCCTAATGTTCCCTCTTTAAACGTGGTGGAATAAAAGTTCTCATAGTTGTCTATGAGCACTGGCATATCGTGTTGCACAGTTTGTTGGAGGATTATATCTTGGTTATCGTCCATTTGCAAGTTGCGGTTGTTGAACGGCACAAAAAATGGATTCAATGAGTTATAAAGCTCCACATAGGTGTTTCGGTCGTTTGAAATCGGCGTGCTTTTGCTCTCCTCAATGATGGTGTTCATTTCACCCATGTTTTCATAAAAGCTCAATCTGGATATATCTGGAATGTCGTTATCCACTAGCACCACTTCTTCCGTAGCGTAAATCTTTTTTTCATTTTTGGCGACTTTCATCACCCAATACAGTTTGGAGTTCCCCTTTGCAAGCACCTCTTTCAACGGCTTGTATAAATGTGACTTGACAGTAGGTCGGTTAATCACACCGTTCTTGTTGAAAACTGAAAACTTTTCGCGCAATTGCTTGTATCTTTCAATAATGGTATGGATATCATTTAATACGGTAGGGGTTTGCTTGTTGGTTGGTATGGTTGAAAGCATCCCGTCCATCATATCGTTTGTTTGGACTTCAATATTGTATCGCTTGTATTTCGCGTCTACCTCTACGTATTGAATAATGGGCGCATTAATGTCCCCAAACACAATATGGTCGCCCTGTATAGAGCGGTCCACCTTTTCTTGCGCTTGCGTGCTTAATATGCGCGAATCGGGTATATCATACGAGTCTTCCTCCCCCTCCACATCATACATTCTATTTTCAATTTGTCTCATTTCATCCGAGTCAATGGATGAAGCCGTATCATTCCCTAATATGTCGTCTAATATATTCCAACTCTTTTTGCGAGGCTCAATTGGCTCTGGCTCTTGCACTTGTTCTTCCGCTTTTTCTTTTTCTAACTCGTCTTCCTGAGCGGATTCTGGTTTGCGCCTTATTTCAAACCGTTCAATGGGAATATCTTGCGGGATACCACGGTAATTAAACGGAATGTAAATAACACGACTGCTTGGGTAAGCCGTGACCTCAATCATATCCTCCTCTAGATTGGTGATTTCACCGGTAATGATAGCAGGGGTGTCACCACCAAAATAGATGTTTACCCAGACTCCAGGAAGAAGATTGTTTTGTCTTGCGTATCCCTTGCGCTCATCCCTGCTAACGAGCTCGATGCTGGTAATGGAGTTGTTGTCTATTACGCCATTGCTATCAATGTTGATTTGGTCGCGTTTAAAGGTTTGAATATTAATAAGTATAATCTTATCCTCATCAATGTAATCAATGTAAAAACGCTTCTTGTGCAACACTTCGTTTAATGGCGCAAAAATGTCCACGACATCGCCCAGCTCCAAGCCAATAGACGGAGTCTCGCCGGTTTCTTCGGTGTCTTCTGTCTCCGTCTCCGTCTTTTCTTCCTGTATTGGTTCTTTTGATTCATTATTTTCTGTCCCATTGTCCTCCACTTCTTGTTCGGATGCTTCCTCCAATGGAGTCTCCATAACGGTAGCATCCGGCTTATCTATATTTTCAGAAGCACTCGAATCATTATTGTTTGCTCCAGTGAATGCAGATGACATTTACCTTATATATAACAAAGAAATTTTATATCATATATTCTGCCGATAGGAAGAAATAAAGGAGGACATAGATATACTAAACGTTTGGAATTGACGTGCTAGCTACCAAGCCCATTTCAAATTGGGAATGTGGAAATCATTTAAAGAGATGAGACCAATATATATATTCTCATACACACGATTTTAAAGAATGTTCCCGGTATATAACTTATCTAAAATCAACGGCTTTGCGGAATTGTTGGGTCTACGAATGGGCACTCCTTCAGAAGAAACAGGTGAATGCAAACCAAATAAGCATATTGTTGCTACACAATCTAAATATGTCAAGAAGTCTGGCGAAAAGCATGGTGAAGAGGAAGAAAGCATTGTAGCCAACTATACCATGTTCCATTATGACAAGAGCATTTTGTCCAACTGTTTGGTTGAGGAATATGGGTTGTTAAGGTCCGTCATTGCAAACGAGAACAAACAGCTGATATCCTTCTCCCCTCCCAAATCACTGCAAGCGGATGATTTCATTAAAATGTTCCCTTTGCGCGAGGAGGCCGTCATTGCCGAAGAGATGATTGAGGGCACAATGATTAACGTGTTTTGGGATGCGCAATTAAATATGTTTAACCTCGCTACCAAGAGCACCATCGGCGGGAACGTGTATTTTTTCAAGAACAAGGAGAAAAAAACATTCAAGATGATGTTTGAAGAGGTGGCAGCCATTGCCAAGCTGGATATTCAAAAGTTGAATAAGCAGTTTTGTTACAGCTTTGTGATGCAACACCCCGATAACCGCATTGTGGTTCCTTTTGCTAAACCACAACTATATCTTATCGCGGTATACTCGATTGTGCAAAAATGCGTCAACGATGCAGTCTTTTTAGATGTATACCAGTGCAACCCTTACGACGCGTATGACTGGACTCAAACCGGCGTTCAGTTCCCAAAAAGATACGAAAATTGGAACAATTATACCGAGCTAATCAACAAGTATGCTTCCCTGAATACCCCTTATACCACATTAGGGGTAATGATTAAGAATATGCAGACGGGTGCAAGATGCAAAGTGCGCAATCCCGTGTATGAAGAGGTGCGCCAGTTGAGAGGAAACCAACCAAAGCATCAGTATCAATATTTGAGCTTGAGACAGCAAGGCAAGGTGCGCGACTTTTTAAAGTATTTCCCTGAATACAAAAAGGATTTCTCCCAGTTCAGAGAGCAGGTGCACGCATTCACAAACACCTTGTATTTGAACTACATTAGCCACTTTATTAAAAAGGAGGCACCCATTGAAACATTTCCCGAGCAGTTCCGAACGCATATGTTTAAACTCCACGAAAAATACAAGACCGAACTGAAACCGAATAACTCGTATGTCTCCAACACCGTTGTGATTGAACACGTCAACACACTGCACACCTCTCAACTAATGCACGTGTTAAACTATAATTTCAAGGTTCATAACAATGATTGTAAAAAAAATAGGGTGCAAGACCCTAGCGCAACCAAGGATGTAAATAAATCAAATGATAACAATGATGTCAATAATGCGAATGATGACAATAATGCGAATCAGACGAGTGATGCAAAGGATGCAAATAATACAACGGATACAAGCGCATAACACTCATATCCCCGTATTTAATTAATCAATAGTGAACAACATTTCAATAAGCCTCTCAATATCTTCATATTTGTATATATTTAGTTGTAAATACACAATGTTGTTTATGTATTCCAAGGTTTCCATTCGGATTTTAAATGCGACATCCGTTATTTTATCTTGCAATATGTGTTGAATATCCTGCGAATACACTGTAAATATGTGCACCAAGGCTGGATGCAGCTCTGTTAGCACATCGTTACTGTATATGTTTAACACATTTTTTATAAGACGCTTCGCCTCAATTACGCGAGGGGTTTGCTCTCTCGCACCTAACATCGCGGAGATGCAAGCGCATTGTTTTAATATTGGCAAATGTTCAAATGCTTTTATCTGAACGGATTGATTCATAGCATCCTCATTCTGGATGGTAAGGCAGACTTGCTCGCGCTTTTCTTGCATTGTGTTGGTTGTGTTCATTTTGTAGTGTGTATGTATGTATATATTTTTTATCATTTAATAATGACAATAATTGTAATTCAATTTTTTACATTTATTTCTTCTATTTGTTCTATTTCTTCTATTTCTTCTATTTGTGCTATTTCTTTTTTGGATTATGCACAAGATATAAACATAACCCAACTCATAATGTAATTGAGAACCGCGATGGAATCTATTGCCAACTTGACTTATTCCAGCAAAAATGATATTCTTGACCCGTTATCTATCATTATCAAACTGTTTATTTACTCTATGAAACCGGTTGGCTCCAAAATATCCATCGGAAACAACCGCTTATACATCCAGGAAAACACCTACATTCAAGGGGTGTGGCGAAAATGGAACGGAGACACCAAGAATGATATCAATATTTTGCTTTGCCCGATTCTGTATGCGTGCATCCACTATTTGAAACAACCCGAGCACCAACTCTTGTTTATGCCTATATTTAAGCAGGCGCAGGACGGGTTGGTGAATATGAAGCAAACCTATGCCGGTACCCCCATTGTATACAATATTGAACACATCGCAAACATATTGAATATGTTTTTGGACAATCCGGAAGCGGTGAATGTGCACGAGGCCAACTCCATAGTAAACATTGATACCCCAATGTATAAGATAAAAGAAAACATATATCATCATCTGAATGATTCTTGGACGAATCATAGGAAGAACATTTTGTTCGGATACGTAAAAGAAATATTGGAGGTCAATAATACTACGTTAAAGCTGATGCTGATTGATGGGTTAAGCAAGTTTATGGAATGTATGGACACCATTGTCGCGAATGTGCTGTTAAATAACCGCATCTAAGGGTATCCAATATATAGAAAAAAAACATAATGTAAACGAAGATTGTTTACATTTTGTTTGTATTTATTTATTATATGTATTTTCGTGTTGTTTTGTTTTATTGTTGTGATGCCTTATGCGTTCTTGTCTACAAACATAGATTTGATTTTATTAAATGCCTTGACGGAATCTTCAATGCACGATTTGAAATTAATTTTAATCGACGCTTTATCAATGGAGTCCTTGTATGCTAGGCGGATAATACTAAAGTCATCGTGGGGATGCATCTTTTTGAACCCGCAGTAAGTGAGTATTTTCATTTGCTCAAAATATTTGGTATAAAACATAAACTCCAACACTTTGCCAAGGGTATAGTCCTCGTTTATAAGCGTAATGTCGTAACAATTGTCCATTGTATTATTCGCAGGAGCAATCGGGACTTCATCTGTATCTAATGCGCTCGCCATTTTTGCAAGACGATTGTTTAACACATTGCACGCAATAATGACTAGCATTGGGTTTGAATGCAAGCACACGCTGGTAATCGTGTATTTAAAGCAATCGGGTTTAATTACGCGCATCCCGTCTAACAGTTTCCAGTCTTTTGATTTTAATACAATGTCCTCATTGCTGATACCGGCGTTTTTCCATTCTTGCACTTTTTTCACGAGCGCCTCTTGCTTCGCATCTGCGTCCACTACGCATTCATACGAGCACGTGCCCACCGCATTGAAGCACGTGTCCTCGTGGGCAGTGCCAATAGAGAACTTGCACGTGAAGTGTAGCTTTTCGCCTGGGATTTCCTCGGCGATTTTGGGGCGAAGTCGGACAAAATCCACATAATACTTTTGCCCGCTATTGGATATGAAAGGAGGGAATATTTCTTCCAATTTGCTTTTGGGGAAATACTCGCCGGTGCTAGTATCCTTGATTTTAAAGTGCTCGGTAGTGCATATTAATGTGCTATCCGTATTGTTTTCAATGTTCACTTCTAGGAGTAACCGGTCAATCGGGTATTCTTCGGGGGACATATGAACTGGGATGCAATTGAGTCGCTGCTTCAATAGTTCATTGTTTAGACGAGTGGTATTCGCCATGAAATGAATAAGTTTAGGAGAGTTGATGTCTGGCTGCGCGGTTTTGAATACCACGAGCGGTATATCGGACAACAAAGTGCGCCGTAACGCATTGGCAATGGATACATTCGTGTTTTTTAGCACAAATGTGGTATTATTAAAGTCGTTGGTATTAATTTCGCTATCAAGAATTGGCTCCATGGTTGTATTATATTATAACATACTATTTAATATTAAATAAAGTTCAATTTTTTGATTGGGGAGGGTTGTATTTGTGATTGTGTATATCTTCATTAGTTATCTGCATTAGTTAAAAATATTAAACATAAAACATAGAGATAAAGTAATGAGTTCAATAATTTATTATAGTAATTTTTGCGAGCATTCCAAGCGATTATTGCAAGGGCTTGCTAAATCGCAAGTGTCCAAAGATATTCATTTTATTTGCATTGACAACCGGATTAAAGAAAATGGGAAGCTGTTTATTCAGTTACCCAACGGGCAAAAGATTATTATGCCAGAAAACGTTACCAAGGTGCCTGCGCTTCTCTTGATTAACCAGAACTATAAAATCTTGTATGGCGAGGAAATTAACAACTATTTCCGACCCAGACAGGAAACCATCACAAAACAGGTGACCCACAATAATCTAGAGCCGTTTGCATACTCCTTTGGAGGGAGTGGCTTTAGCGGAATTGTGAGCGACCAGTTTAGCTTTTTGGATATGGATGCGGATTCGTTAACCGCCAAAGGCAACGGGGGCGCTCGACAAATGCACAACTATGTGACGATGGACTATATGGATACGATTACCGACGCAAACGATAATGGGTCTGCCAAAAACTCGGGCAGAATGACGGAAAGCGAAATTGAACGATTCCAAAAAGAACGAGAAAAAGATATGAATACAATGAAAGGTCGTCCGCCCATATAATATTTGCGAATGAAGCCTATTATTAAGTTTGAAACTATTTAAAAATAATAAAGGAAGAAAGTAATAAAGACAATATGGCTACACCGAACTTTCAGACCCTGTTTAACGACCATTTTATGGAGTTTATTGATGCAATACAGACCGTATTTCCAGAGAATGTGGATATTATGTCTGCAAAAAACTCGTTATCCGCGATTCGCAAAGCCAACCCCAAACTAATTGTTAAGATTTGGAATAAGTATATTATCGTGCCATATCAAAATCAAATTAATGAAGGGAATGTCGAGTTCTTCCTTTTAAAGGATTATTCGAAAGATTTAGTGAATGCGAACAATCAAGGCCAAATTATGGATGCCATTAATCGTTTGCGCGACCCGGTAAGCCAAATGAACCCAAAAGAGCAACAAAACGTGATGAAATATTTGCAGAACTTAAGCAAGCTTGCGAACTTGCACTTTGCCGCGAACCCGTCTGCGCTTCTATAATTTGTTTAGTTTGTAGGAGTTGGGTAGTTGGGTTGGCTTGGGTTTGTATTTGCATTAGTATTAAATATATTTAAATTATCGTGTAAGTTTGATTTAAATATATGTTATAGTAATAGTTTATAATATGCCAAAAAACAAAAAATCTTCCAAACATACTGCAAAAAAAAGCACGTCCCAAGCAGAAGAAGACAACTTCCCGCTTCCGGACTTCAATAAAATGCCCGAAGTGATTCCCGAGGAGTTTGTCAAGATTATCCAAGACTTTACCGAGGATATTGCCATCACGTTCCCCGAGTATAAACCCATTATGGACAAGTGGTGGAACAACAAGGAGGCCGCTTTGCGCGCAGAGCATTCTGAAGACCCAGAACGTTTAGAGATGTTATTAAAGGAAGAAAAGGAGAACAAAACGAAACTCGTGTTTTTACATTGCTTGCACGTCATCCCTGCCCGATTTTTTGATATTTTGTATAAAAATGACACCATCTTTGAGGATGGCAGTGAGGTAAACACAGAGTTTTTACCCGGAATTGTGTTTAAATATTTATGGTCGTGCGACATTAGCGAAAACACCCGAGACACCATTTGGAAATATTTGCAGTTGTTGTTGTTTTCTATTATCAATTGCGTAAAGAGCAAAGAAGATTTTGGAGAATCCGCCAAGCTGTTTGAGGCGATAGATGAGAACGAGCTCAAGCGCAAATTGGAAGAAACATTGAGCAGTATGCAAGATATGTTTAATTTTGATGAGGCGGAGAATCGTGACGGAGATGAGGCGGAAAATAGAGATGGAGAAGGGAATGGTCAAAACCCGTTTGGCCCTGGCAATATCAATATGGAAAATATGCCTTCTGCCGAAAACATGCAAGAGCACATACAAAAAATGATGCAAGGCAAGCTTGGCAAGCTGGCGATGGAATTAGCGGAAGAAACTGCGGAGGAATTAAACCTAGATATGGATAACGTGGGCAGCGCGAATGATGTGTTTAAGAAGTTGTTTAAAAACCCTGGAAAGCTGATGGGGGTCGTAAAAAATCTTGGCTCCAAGCTAGACGATAAGATAAAGTCGGGGGAGATTAAGGAGAGCGAACTAATCACCGAAAGCATGGAGATGTTGAACAGTATGAAAAATATGCCTGGTATGAACAATATGCACGAGATGTTCAGCAAGATGGGGATGCCTGGGATGGGAAAAGGCAAGGTCAACGTGAACGCGATGGAGGCGCAAATGCAAAAAAACCTAAAAATGGCGCAAATGAAAGAGCGAATGAAGAAAAAAGTGAGCGCAAACCAGACTACGGCTGCGCCTGCACCGACCCAGACAACCACCCCTGCAACCGCACCGTTAACGGACGAACAGCTCTTTTCCGTGTTTAGTAAAGGCGAGAAGATGGAAAAAACGCCACGTCGCGCCAAACCGACACCTGCTTCGGAAAAGGGGTCCTCTCTATAAATACAAATACAATTACAAATACAACTACAAAACCCCATAATGGGTCTTCCTTTAGTCGCGATGGAAAATAAAATAAATTGTGTATATATTATAATGGCAACTCCGTTTTGGTCTAATAACCCAACCATATTATTCGATAAAACATATATATATGAGATTATACCGAAAAGCGATATGAGATTCGAGAATAAATTGAACGCAATGTCCAGAGGTATCATATTATTGTCGTTGCTGTGGTTTATGTTTACTTCCAAAACAAAGCCAATCGTATACGGTATATTATCGCTTTGTATGATTGCCCTGTTTTACAAAATGCGCAAAAACAGCATATTGAGTAGTTTGCGGTCGTCCTCAGAAGGGTTTAGCACAAATCAATTGGCAAAACGTAACCAAGAAACTACGACCAACCCAATTACATTAGAAACCGTCTTAAAAACGAACTATTACGAGTCAAATAAGCGTAATCCTCTTGGTAACGTCTTGTTAAATGAGATTACAGACGACCCAAATAGAAAGCCTGCCCCACCAAGTTTTAACCCAGATGTGTATGAAGACATCAACAAGTCGGCTAAGAAGGCAATCCAAATGATGAACCCTGGAATTGTGAATACAAACAAGCAGTTGTTTGGGGATTTATGGCAAAACTATGATTTTGAGAATGTGGCCATGCGTCCCTTCTTTTCCACCGCCAACACCAAAGTGACGAACGACCAAGGAGCGTTTGCCGAATATTTGTATGGGGGTATGATTTCTGGGAAAGAGAGCGACGAGGGAGGGGCTATGGCGCGCGTGCAAGATAGCTATAGGCATATATTAATGTAATCCGGTCTGCACATTGCATAATCCATAATCCATAATCCATAATATGGAGTTTGGTCCATATAAAAATAAAAATAAAAAATAATGTAGTATATATAATAATAATGGCATACGTTTCTTCCTTTACCTTTGATAATATGTCAAGAATCGGCAACGATAGTGCAAACCTTGACCAAAAGTCTATCCAATCTGTGCAACAATGTAACTACACATTGCAAAACTATTTTGCAAACGATTGCACTATGAATAAACCAATTCATTTAGCAACAACCCAGCCTTGTGTCAATTACAAGGGCAGTTACAATGTAGGGGTGGGAGGTTGCAATATTGATGACAACTCCCGATTGCTTATTGGAAGCACCCAAACCAGTATGAAGAACCGAATTGATTTGTTTCATCGCCCGTTTGCCACGGTTCCGTATTTAGGAAGAGGCGCCGTGGACCCCGTGATGGAGTCCCAAATGTTGCAAGGCGAGATGGGAACCAACAAGCGAACCGTTACCAACGTGACGGAAAAGAGCCATTTAAAATACAGAACCACTCCTTTGATTCCCGAGATGAAGGAGAACCTTAAAAAGTCAAGCCAATACATTGAGACCAATGATGCGGCAGGATGGATTCGCGGCGGTGTTCCCTCAAGGGACCTTACCAGAGATAGCGATTTCGATGGTGCCAAAAAGTTTATGCAGAATTAATATGCACGATTGCGTATTATTGTGATTTTATATTTGTCTATAGAAATACATAAATATGAAAATATTTTACGGAGTAGATGGGAGTTATCTGGACGTGACATATATTTGTTTACATAAGATATGCAAAAATGGAATTATCACCATTCCGTGGGGAGAATGCAATAGGTCAAGATTTTTTTCGGACCCAGTAGAAGGTGTATTAAAACATATAAAGATTGAAATGGACGGTCACACTCAATGTTATGATTTTAATTTAACTATTTCTATTCAGTTGGATACCAATACAATTCACACAACAAGCGAAATGGATATTGAAACCACGTTGCGCAATATACATTCCAAGTTGTTATTTAAGCACGGAGCCTTATATGACGAGGTACCCGAACAAAAGATGGTAATACGTTATTTAACAGGAAATGAAAAAGTGTTAGAGTTGGGTAGTAATGTAGGAAGAAACACGGTAGTAATCGCGAGTATATTATCAAGAAAAAACAATAACAATTTTGTGACAATGGAATGCGATAAGCACACCGCAGAGCTATTAAGGGAAAATAGAGATTTAAATAATTTTTCATTTCACATTGAAAGCAACGCATTGTCAAAAAGAAAACTGATGCAACGTGGTTGGGAGACTGAAATCGGGGATGAATTGAGACAAGGGTATACCTGGGTAGACACCATATCTTTAGAGGAGCTTCACGCAAAATACAATATTGTATTTGATACATTAGTGCTCGATTGTGAAGGTGCGTTTTATTATATTTTGATGGATATGCCGGAGATATTGGATAACATAAACCTAATCATAATGGAAAACGACTATCACGACTTGCACAAAAAAGAATACGTGAATGAAGTGTTGCGTAAAAATAAGTTTGAGGTACACTACTCAGAAGGAGGAGGATGGGGACCTTGTCAAAACTACTTTTTCGAAGTATGGAAAAAATGCATCTAGACGTCCAAGACGTTATTTGTAAAATAATTAACAAATGACAAAAGGTATAAACAAATCATACAATATTATAACTAATATTATATTGTATAATCGTTACCGCATCACACAATGACAACCTCCTACAACTACAACTTTGTCTGCTCGTATAAAGACATAGAATTAAACCAGTTGCAAAAGATAGATGAATCAAACGAAGATGAAAAGGAAGATGTGTATTTTATTTGTGAAGAAATATATCGACATGAGTTTCTCATATGTTTTCATCTGGTCGAGTATGATGATAATGTCATCAACCCCACAGTGAACGCGTTGTATACCCAATGCTACCAAGACCCCAACTTTAAACTCGTCATTGACTTCATCAGCGAACATATGCAAGAACCAGATAGGGAGATGTGCTTTATGCAGCTGTTTTCGTATCATTATCTTTATTTAACACAACAGTGCATCCGACAGCTTAAACATACTCAGCAGTTGTGCGCCACCCTTCGTAATCAGCTTCTTACCGCGTATAAAGTAATCAACCAATTAATAGAAACAGATGTTTAAAAACAGATGTTTAAAAACAGATGTTTAAAAACAGATGTTTAAAACCATATGTTTTGTGGTTACAAGTGTTGCTTTTTTAGAATAATCATTATATTTTTATATGTTAAAAATATAATATGGCATCTACACGAAATAAGAATACCCCAGGCGATTATCATTTAGAAGTAAACCAGTTCCGTAACTTTGAAAGTTACAATTTATACAAGAACGGCGCAGGCGGAGAAGCGGTGACAACCAATTTGGCTGGCGACGGGGTCATTCAAGGTCCGATGCCTTGGAACAAGCTCGCTCATAACCCAGCAGATGTGGAATCTTTTTTGTTTGGTATTGGCTCCAGCAATCTAGTGAACCCAATGAAAACGTTTACTCCCGACTTAATACAAAATGAGTCCCAACATTTTTTTACCAAAACACCTACTTACATGCCGGACCCTCTTATTGTTGAAAAGGGTCAACGCCCTGGATTCTTACCTTAACACACCCGTAAATCATAACGATTCGCACAAGTATTGAACGGGTAAAGTGTATAATAATAAAATAATATGTTAACTATGTATTATTTTATTATTATTATTTTATTATTATTATTTTATGTTTATTTTATGTTTATTTTATGTTTATTTTATGTTATTTGTTTATAACTGCGTGATTTCATTTTCAAGTAAATTAATATATGCTTTTAAACTCATCCCATTCGCATCTTTTGGTTAACTGCATCAACGTGTCATATTTTACTACTTTCAAATTAGAGTATGTGGTCATCACTTCTTCCTTCATATGCAATGAATCTTCGCTCAACACATTGTATCCTGCGTCTAATAACCGATTGCAGCGCAAATGTTCATATATTTGATATTCATCTGAATGATGAATGTTTAATATACAATTACACTTGGATAACTCATTGTCACGAGAATGTCCCCACCCGTTTACCACATTCACACTAAACCCAACCTTTCGTAAATGGTTAACCAGCGTCTGTCTTTTCATACTACATTCCAAGTTTGGTCTATACCCAATGATACCGAAATCATACTTTTGTTCATTTTGTTTTTTTAACATTTGCAAATGGTGCGCATCATATTGATTGAACAGTGTTGGTAATACAAAATGCGAAATACCTAACTCATCCAATATATAAGAGTTTGTTTTTGAATAATCTATCACCGCAGTTGGGTGCACATTCATAAAATTGTGAAGGAGTATATTTTTATTAGAAGGGCGTGTGAGCTGTTCCAGGTTTAATATGTATTTGGTAATATTGTTTATGTTGCAATATTCAATCAACCCAATCGGAATAACCGAACTGACAAACATAATAACTTCTGGGTTTGCTTCTGAGCACTCTTCGTAGTTTTTGCCGTATGATATGTCATAACCGTATTCGTGCAACGAATCCATAACTTCATTCAGAATTGGGTCAAGAAATACATCAGACCCACATATGACAATTCTCTTCCCTTTCATTTGTTTCCACTCTTGGTTTGCGTCTATTTGTAATTTGCATTTTTCTTGCAGCTCAATATACTCGCTACTTATCCCAATCATATTATCAAAACATTTATTGAAATACGGATGAGTAAGTGGTTGACTTAAAATATCTAACCAACTGTCATTTAGTATAGAAACCTTAAAATAACTTTTATATAGGTCCTCGTCTTGGTCTACTTTTATAACATAATCAACCATTTCCTCCAGCGTATCAAAATCATTCACATTGATAAAAGACTTGGGGTTAAAATCTTTTGCGCCTTCCTTGTTCCCCCAATAAATCGGTAGTGACCCAGACTTAAACGAATCCGCCAACTTTTCAGTGCAATACCCTGGATAATCCGTATTCTCCAAGGCCACCACAAACTTGTAGCGCTTGTTATGTTCTAATTTTCCAGAACAGTTTTCACCCCTCGGAACAACAAACCCAATATTATTTAAAAAACTGCCTCCGCAGTCTACACGCTTGTATTTGTTAAGTGCTTCGATAATATTTCTTCTTATTTCATTCCCATTATTGCTGATAATGCAAGAACAAAACTTATCTCTGTGTATTCCTGTAATGCTTGCATTCCCATTTTTGCGTTGGATGCTTTCTTCAACTAAAAAGCTAGTATCATAACAAATCCATAATGGAAGTCTTGTATTCTTACCCGTTACATCGTATACAAACGTAAAGTTGTATGCTGCCTCTGCTCTTGGAGGACAAGGCTCGCCGGAATAAAATATGCAACGGATATCCGGGTTATTTAAATACTGTTTGTGCTGATTACCAAATAAGCTATAAAATAATATGTCCGGACTTTCTGTGTGTTGCACAATTTTTATCTTTCGGTGTATTCGTTCAGAATATTTTTTCAACAAGTTCACTAATAAATTGTTTGACTGGTTAAATGACCCGCCACAATATTCTTGCACCCACCAATCTATAAAGGCCACTGTTAATGTGCTCGTATCTACGTTTTTATTATGAAATGTAAACCCATCGTTAGACGTTTGAATGTCTGTATCCATATTATTATCTAATTGATACGTTGGCGCATCCACCAAACATTTATTCACGGAATGTAACCGCATACCAGCGTTTGTAAACAAATCCACACAGTCAATGGCTCGTTTTACGCGATGTGTATAAATATATCGTAGCAGTTTTTTGCACCCTATTTTAGAAATAATATATCCACACGTGCCATATGCAGACAACTCTGGTTTGAATGCATCTATTGAAAGTGTATTCTTATCAAAACTACATATATGAAGTTTTTGTCTTCCTATATACGCAAACTCACAATTGTTTTTTTCAAACAACGCGCGTGTAATTTCTAATTTGCTTCCAAAATCATCGCACATTGTGATATCGTCCTCTACAATCACATAATACTCATTGTTTGCATCTCTGCACAACTGTTGCCACAACCCAATATGACTAAGCGCGCAGCCAATGACGCCTTTACGATATTTAAAATCATTCCCCTTAAACAGTTCTTTAATGTCATTGGTCGCCGCTAACTCTTTCCCGTAGACGGCTTCCACAAATTGGTAGTTTGTAAAGCATTGTTGTTTGAAGGCGTCCAGCAACTTTTCTTTTCTGTCTGTTCGCATTTTTAAGTTTACAATTTTAATTGGTTCATAAGAGCTTGTTTTTAATTGCGCATTTTTTTCAATCATCTCTTTCCAAACTAGGGCGCGGTTACTCCACGAGCACGCGTTCGCGTATAGTTTTCCTTGTTGAATGATATTATTCTTTATGTGTTGAGGCATATTATGTATAGCCATTAATTGCGTTATTTCTTTCGTATCTCGTATGACTATCCCGCGATGGTTTATTGTCTCTGTTAGCCCAGCATAATCATAAAATAAACACAACACCCCGGAACTCAACATTTCTAACGCGGTAATGCAAGATGTTTCCGGCCAACTGGTTGGATATAACCAATATTCTGAACTGCACATTAATTTGTATAGCTCAGGTTGATTTAGTTTTCCGTGATGGGTGATGCTGGTATTGTAATACTTAATGGTTGGCTCTAACCGTCTATCTAAGTCGTGGCACGGGAACGAGTTGTAAGAAGATATATGCAGGGTTGCATCCGGAATATTTTCTAGAATACTTGGCCACAATTGCAACAAACGTTCTAATCCTCTTTCTGAGCAAGAAGTGTATACAAAACGGTTTTTCACTTTTTCAACTGGCAAGTTAAACATTTCTGGATTAATACCATTGTTTATAATGTTTACTTTGTCCTTTAATAAGGGGTATTGTTTTAATAAGTGTTCCACGTGCCATTTTGTTAAACAAACTAGTCCATCAATCTTGTCATAATTCTCTTCAATCAGTTGTTTGTCCGACTTATTTGTTCCGTATGAAGATAATGACGTATCGTGTGCCCATATAAAATATTGTTTTGTAATCGTTTGTGGGAACATATCAAAAAAGGCGATATACCTAGAAATAATTACGGTGTGAAAGCTTGTGCTGTTTATCAGTTGACGAATGTTCGTCAAGTTCACATAAGTGACATTCCCAATTGTTTCTTCCCCCACATTTCCAGAAATGTAAATGCGGTAGTCTTTCGGGAAGCAACTCGCCAAATAATTTACCGCGCGTTCAGAACCTCCAACGCGTTGTGTAATCCATACGTGTAGTTCCAATTTATCACGCCAAACCCTGCAAATATTAAAATGTTTTTGATTTCTTTGGTGTTATCTGGCTGGTTTGCGCTATCTATAATGTTCTGCAATGAGCTTATTTTTGACACATCAAACCTTATAACCGGTTTGGGTGTTGCTGGGACTTGAGTTAATTTCGGTTGCTCAACTGGTTCAACGGGTGTTTGCTGTTCAGGTTCATTCGTTGGAGGTGTTATTTGCGGTATGTTGTTATTTTCTCGTTGTTTTGACAAAATATCATTTACTGCGGGCAAACCTAATATAGAATATTCATTCCAAAAGTCATACGACATTACATCATATTTTTTTTCTATTGCGAACAATATGTAGTTATTAAATAACCCCAACATATGAGAAACAAAATCTGGTATTTGGCTTTGTAATTCTTTCAATACAGGAATTGTAAACTGAAAATTATGCAACACGCAAGCAATATACATTGCAGGGATGTGCTCGGTCCTTTTTATGAATATAATTTGATACATTTTAATCGCAGATTCCGGCTGTTTTGTCTTTTCTGCCGCAATAATTACAAAATAGGGCATAAAAAAATTGGCAATACGATTGTCTACAAATAGGTTTACCGCATTCACCTCCTCCAAATATTTGGACTCATAGTATGATTTTACTAATGTATAGTATGCATATGCAACATTGTATTGTTCTGCTTTGCAATAATATTCTACTAACTTATAAATACACTCTACTCTTGTATCACAATACTGAACCGATTTCACCAAATAAAACTGTCCCAATTCCATTTGACCAAGACGCTTATAACATTTATACAGTTTTAAACAGCACGAATACCTCTCTTGGTTCCATCCATTACGCTCAACCGTAATTTTATACCACTTAATTGCGTGTGTAAAATCGCCATAATCAAAATAACTGTTTGCACAATAAAACGCATACCTATCTGCAAGAGTATCATTTTTTTTTTGAACCTCTACCTCATATGCCTTTTCTAGTATCTGTGCATCTTTCAAATATTTTTGGGAATCGCTATTTCTGCTACCACTTCTTCCTGATACGATTTCATAATCCCCTTTTACTGCGCACGTGCTGAAGTTTCCCCCGTATGAATCTAAATATTCGTGCAACACACCAACATATCTCCATTTTATTCGGTTGCTGATTAGCAACGGGCGCTCATAGGTAACCCCGTGTATCGAACCAAAAGTTAATAAATATGCATCATCTTTTAATGGAGACGGAAAGTTTAACACCCCTTTTATTGTGTCATCCGCATCAAATATTAACAAGTAATCCGTTTTATTATATGCGTGTTCCAACGCACGTGTGCGATTGTGCCCAAAATCAACCCAATTATCTTGGTGTATTTCACCAGGAATGTTGTGTTTCTCAAAAAAAGTTTCAATAATCTGGATTGTATTGTCTGTGGAACCAGTATCCGAAATCACCCAGTAACTAAATGGAAAGTATTTTATTAGATTTGTAAGAGTGGTCTCAATAACGTGTGCCTCATTTTTGACAATCATATTTAAACATATTGTTTGCTTTTTGTTTGTCGGGCTGGGCAACTCTTGCACATTAATAAAATCCATTAATAATGTAAATATAATGGATTTTATTTAACTTGTTTTTTTATGTTTACTGTTTGATTACTTATTGTTTGATTACTTATTGTTTGATTACTTATTGTTTGATTACTTATTGTTTGATTACTTATTGTTTTTATTCCACATCCATAATGAATGCGTTTTCGCAAGATTTATACATTACATTAAAAAAGTTCGTCATCACCTCTTCTGTGCTGTTCATTAAGTTATAGCATTTAAATCTGCTCAACCCATAATTGTCCAGCATTTCGCACAAGGCGTCATTCTTTATCTTATTATCCAGCAGGATAAAATCATTTTTCGGGTCTTCATATAACTCTTTCAGTAGCACTAGATTTTTAATAAACCTATCTATGCCAATAATACAGTATTGTGTTGTATAGGTGGTGTTTACCACGTTATTGCAGTATTTGTGCTCAAAGTTTTGTTTCTCCCAGATTTTTGCATACCCAGACGTCGTTGGGTCTTCATATGCGTTTAGCTCTTTCATTTTTTTTCGCACCTCATACGTGTCATAAAATTGCGGAGAAATGAAATAGGGACCCAACCGGTTAATTTCTGCATTTCGTATGAGCGAAAAATTATTATTCCCTTCATTCATATACTGCACGTAACCGAGCTCGTGTATTTTTGTCATCTTGGTATTCACCGCGGTTCTTAACAAAATCTCAAAATCGTCGCATATCGGCAACATCTCCGAGTAGTTCCCAATTTCCAAAAGGGTGGTTCTCCTCCATATGCGCGGATGGTTCGGGCAACACGTTAAATGGCTCAGGGTAATATTGTTCACATTCGGGGTAATGCATACATATACCCATCTCCCGTTATATTTTTGGCAGTAGTATCCACTGTAGCCACGGCAAATCACCCCATTCCCATAGGTAAAATTGGACCCGTTCTCATAGATGTTAATAAAATCCATATACACAAATCCTACCTCCGGATTTTCATCAAAGTGATTGCTCGTTTGCTCCAGCACGCGCGGCAATATTTCATCGTCGTGGTCTAACTCCATCGCATAATTCCCTCTGCATAAGGAAACCGCCTCGTTCTTCACATCTCCGATGCTACCGCTGTTTCCATTGCGTCTGTATATACGCGCACGAGATTCATTGGCAAAGGTCTCTCTTAAAAATAAAAAATGGTCGTCCTCCGGCGAATCGTCCACAATCACCCACTCCCAGTCTTTCATGGTTTGCACTTTCAAGCTGTTATACGCGCGTATGATTTTGTCGTAGGACTTGTAGCAAGTGGTAAACATAGAGTATACGGGTCTCGTTTTAATACGATTATTGATAGAATTATGAATCAAACAGAAGCTTAGTGAGTGGTTCATGGTTTTTAAAATCGGGAGCGTGGTATAATGTATCCACCGGTATCGTAATCTATCTGGAATCACATTCATCACATCTGCGCAATAGTCTCTGCATTCCCCGCCGTAAGTAACTAGCAAATGGTGGTTGGGGTTAAACAGCTTGTTCAAATCCGCCGGGTTATTCGTGATGAAAAAAGTAGCCATAAAGCTATCCGCATTCTCAATGATGAATTGGTCCACATCGGAATACTTGTCGTAACGAAAAAAAACCACGTATGGATACCTCATTTTACTAATACTAATATATAAATACTGTGTTTATATTTATATATTTTAATTACAATTACAATTACATTGGTGCATATTTAATTACAACTAAAACTACAATTACAACTAAAACTACAATTACAACTAAAACTACAATTACATTTGTATATTTTACATTCACACGGTTTGTGTTATCATTCTGCAGGACTTAGAACTCTGGACTGTGCTTTTTGAATATGCATCCTTGAGGAACAATGCACTTTACCTCGGATGTCACAATGGTGGGGTTCTGGTTGGAGCAATTACCCATCCATATTTTTATTATGCAAAAGTTTTTCTTGGGCGAGATGGTTATTCCTGTTACGTTCGACACAAATGTGCTGGTTTTACTAATGGACCCGCCAGTTAATACATAAGACATTTCTCTCCACGTTTCGACTACATTTTTATTTAACACTTTGTATGAAAAGCACCCTCCGGTTCGGTTCTGCGCATCCTCCCACATTGGCGTGATACCATCTCTCATTAAAAACAGCATACAGTTTTGCACTAATTCTTTTGGTAAAGCTTCCGTGATTGCGATGATTTCTTCTACAAAACGAAATGTATAAATTGGTTTATAACTCGCGAACGACCAATCCGTGTCGTGAGGCAAATGGGCCCACAATGTCCATCTATTCTGCAATGGATGAAAATTACTTGCAGTCACACTCTTTTCATTCATTGTTTCGCTTGATTGTATTTCCATTGGAGGTGATTCAGTATTATATTGGGGGTCCATTTATAATATATTATATTCAATTTTTTTATATTGATTTTTTTATATTGTTTATATTGTTATTTGTGTATTTGTGTATTTGTTTATATTACATTTTAATCCACCAACTCGCAAATCTCTTCCTTGGTTGTTTCCTCTTCAGTCACCAGTTGGCTAGGTGTTTCTTTCAAGACTTCCTCCACCACATCCTCTTGCACAGGAATGTCAATGTTAAGCGTATCCTCCTCCTCTTCCGTCTTCTCTATTACTTCTTCCACGCAATCTTGAATAATGGTTTGAATCTCTTCACTCTGAACTGGTTGTTGGTGAGTATTTACCACATAATCGCCCTCTGAAAATACAATCTCGTCTTTTTCGCAAATCGTAAACACGTTAATATTATTGTCTACCAATGTCAAACTATAACAAATTGGACTTGGGTCTTGCTGTGCATTCATTACGTGCTCAATGCGTAACACGTGTGCGCAATAATACATTATAAAATCATAGTTTATCACATTTCCCGACACATAATAATTGTTTTCCCCCATTTGTAGCACAATCGTGTGCGCGGTTTTCGTAGCGTCCTTCTCAAATACTACTTGAATAGACATAAAAAACGGGACTGTTTTTTTATACACTACGTGCGTTTTATCCCACTCTGCCGCTTCCAAATCGCGAACCACCAACTTATCGCACGCGCCCAATTCGGTCCGCACATTGTATATAAACAACTTGTTGTATTGTTTTGAATCCATACCCATATGCTGTATCAGTTCGCGCAGAACTTCTTCCTTACTCGAGTATACATCCGGATTATATTTGAAGTTCCCAAGCGTGTTATCTTCGTTGAACCACTCAATGCATACTCTATACTCCCCTCCATTAAATGTATCGTGGATTGCCTTTGTATTTGTCCATTTCGGGGAAATAAACGCACTAGTAATCATATTGGACATTTTCTCAACGACCTTGTTGTAATAGGGCAATCTTGCTTTCAACACTTTGTGAAGCTTTTTGCCCTGCACTTGCAAAAAACTGAATGCATATATTAGATAAAAACATGTGGCATAAGCGAATGCTTTCCAGACATCGCTTACAACATTTATAAAGTCCGTTTTGTTCATTTTATTTGTGTATGGCTTACATTCATAAAAAATCTTTAAATCGGTTCTGGTAACTAGTTGTTTATAATAATTCGTAAAATATTATAAACTTTGTAAAGCGCGTGGTAATTATTTACTATGTTATCTACTAGGTTATGTATTATGTATTATGTGTTATCTATTATTTACTTTTTTGAAAAGGTTGCGATGCCATTCACAAACTTGCCTACTTCATCGCCTGGGTCGCCATTCTCGTCTACGGAATAAATGTCCCCATTGGTAGCATTGTTTGTGTAATAGGTCTTGCCAAAAATGTCAATCTCAAACACCTCCTCGCCGTCATCCTCTTCCTCTTCGTCTTCTTCCTCTTCTTCATCATCCGATTCCTCTTTGGTTTCCTCTTCTGTAACTAATTCCTCTTCAGAAGATAATTCCTCTTCGGATTCCTCCTCTTTTGGCTCCTCTGTCTTTTGCTCCTCTGTTTTTGTTTCCTCTACTTCTTCTGGTTCCTCTTTGTCTTCATCTTCGTCTTGTTCCTCATCTTGTTCCTCATCTTGTTCTTCTTCTTGTTCATCCTTTGGTGCTTCGTTCGTTGTGTCAACTACGTCTTCAACGACTTCTTGTTCATCCTCTTCGTCTTCTTCTTCGTCTTCATCCTCTTCATCCTCTTCATGTTCTGCATCCACTTGTTCGTCTTCTTCTTCGTCTTCATCCTCTTCATCCTCTTCATGTTCTGCATCCACTTGTTCGTCTTCTTCATCGTCTGGCTCAATAATTTCTAGGCAAATATTTTCCTTTACCTCCTCTGTGGATAATGACGGTTCGTCTATTACAGGCAGATTTTCTTTTACATCCGATGACTCCATTACGGTGAGAGTTTCTTTTATGGAGGACTCGTCTTTTTCTTCATCCTCTTCTTCTTGCTCCGCCTCAGATATATCTTCTACCTCTCGTTCTTGCTCCTCATCCTCGTCCTCGTCAATTTTTGGAGGTGTAATATGATTTAGACTATCATAGTTGAACGTGCACGTTTGGCGAATGACCGGTGTATTTGCCGGTTTTACTTGGTCCGCATCCATTGGATGTTGTGTCGCTGCGCAAGTGGTTGCAGAAATTAACTTTTTGACAATCGGCAATGTTAACAATATTGATTTGGTTTCATTGTATTCCTCGCTTTCCACTAATAAATCCGCAAACAGTGCATTCAATTGCGACTTTAATGCAATCGTGGTATTGTCCACAATTGTATTCAGCTTTAATTGAATTGGGGTGCATACTGGCTCGATATGTTTGGTTGCTTGCATATTTTCAATAGTTGTATCCTATTACTATCTTATAGTATCATTCGTTTAATATGGTTTAATAATTCACTATTATAATAATATAGTATGATATATCGTAACCCAGCCAATGAAAAATATATCGAGAAGTCTGAGAAATCTCAGGAAGAACATAATGAAAACGTGTTGGTAATCGTTCGTCAAACCACCTATACGATTGAAGAGGCCGCTGCCAAACTCGAAGAGCACAACCACGACGTATACAAGGTTTTGCGCGAGTTCTTGCGCATCCCTGAGTCCAAACCAGCCAGCACCAGCTCAATCAATCAAAACATTTATAAAGAAATACGCGCCACTTTAGGAAGCGTTCCCATTGATTTTCATCACTCTTTGCAAAAAAAGTAAGGAGGTAAGGAGGTAAGAAGGTAAGAAGTGAATGAGGTAAGGAGGTTAGAGTTGGATGAGGATATATGAATTGGATGAGGATATATAAGGATGTATAATATGCATCCTAATATATTAAAGGCGAGATGTGTTATCAAGGGTTTGGCCCATTAAGAAAACCCAAAATGCTCTGGGAACACATTTTTGGAACTCGCTTTGTGCGATTTTTTGTTCGTCTGAATACCGTTCGACTGGATAATTTTATTATTCAATATAAACTCATCATTGTCCTCGTGTAGCTCCGGCATAATTCGCGTGATGGGCTTGTCTACCACCAAATATAGCCGTTCTTTTCTCAATAAAGACCTGTATTCTTGGATGGTCAGGTTCCCGCAGTATTTGCTCAATAAGTAGTGCGGGTCTGGTGCGGGTTTGATATTTCGGTCATAGTTGTAAATCTTGCCATACAAAAAGTTTAGCAAATGGTATCGCTCAAACTTGACAGAAATGTCTACGTTCTCCTGCATTAGATGTGCGACTGCGCATTCGGGGCTGCAAAACACCCCATACACGTGGTAGGTATCCTTGATACAAAACTTGGGTATATGGACGGGTGGATTGTCAAACTCCACTGTATCCCAAAAGCAGCACGACTTCTTGTCCGTATTGTTATTCATATGCAAACTGTGCGATAGTATCTTCAGCTTTTTCCACAGCTCCTTTTGCTCTATTTTTTTGCTGTTCGCGCTACATACGCTGGGTTCGGTTTGAATGTCGGTTAGCGCATTGTGTGGCAAAATGGGGTGCGCCTCATCACAAAATACGAGTGCGTCCTCTGTAATATGTTGGGTCAAACCTTCTGGTCCAACGTATGCGTTGAGCTCAACCTCGCTCGTGGTTGGTAATACATCAAAGTTTAAATCCTGCTTATTGGAAGAAAACTGGTAAGAGGATACGTTTACATCTCCCATCGTGTTTGCCTCCTCCAAATCCTTCAAGTAGCATTTTAAATGCAATATGATGTTTGGCTTTGGGGGAACAGGCGCATTGTAATCACCCAGTTGTTGCACGATTTTTCCGCCTTTGGGTTTTCGTCCTCTTTTTTTCGCAGGCAGTTTTTCGGATGATTCCTCTTCCTCCTCCAATCCGGGTTTCTCCACGAACAATGGGATTTCCGCACTCGGTACTTCTTTATTGCACGGCGTGCATACAATCGGGCACATCTGCTCAATCGGGGTATCTACTAGTTTTTCCGCCACTTCGTCTGTCTTCTTTTTTCCACGACCTTTTTTGGGAGCGACTACGTCTTCGCTACGCAATGGGGCTGGTTGTAAGGGCGTGGTGGTTGTTGTTGTGGTTGTTATGGGAATCTCCTCGGGGACCACTTTTTTCGTTCGCTTTGTAGCAGGCTTCTTTGTTTCTATTATAGTCTCATTAATAACTGGGGATGGGGAAGAAAACGTGGGAGAGGACTGAGCTACAATCGGCTCTGACACCGCGACGGGAGATTCAATTAGGGTAGATTTGGATTTTCTTGGCATTCGATATATGTGAATTATAATTATGGGTAATTTTGGTTTAAATCGTTTACAGAATTGTATTACCTTGCGGGTCATTTATTTGGGCGAATCCAAAATGTGTGGCGCAAAATAACTAGATTCACGCAATGGGAATTACATAATAAATACTAAATACTAGATAATAAATAATACATACAAATATAAAGAAATGAGTAGCATCCCTTGGACTGAAGCATATAGACCCTCCAGTTTTGAACATATCGTGCTCGACCCGTTAAACCGCCAAATCCTGAAAAACATTATTGAAACAGGGTATTTCCCCAATTTGCTTCTATACGGCCCGCCCGGCACAGGAAAAACGACCACCATTATTAATTTAATTAATGCATACCAAGCCGAATACAAGCAGGAGCACAAAGGGCTAATGATACATCTGAACGCATCCGACGAGCGAGGGATAGAAATTATACGAAACCAAATCAACCAATTCGTCAACTCCAAAACGCTATTCAACAAGGGAATGAAGTTTGTCATCTTGGATGAGGTAGACTATATGACAAAAAACGCGCAACAGGCGCTCCGCTATTTGTTACAAAACTACAGCAGCAATGTTCGCTTTTGTTTAATATGCAACTACATTAGCCGGATTGAAGAAGGATTGCAAAACGAGTTCTTACGTTTGCGGTTCAATCAGCTCCCCGAGGAAGAAATCCACAAGTTTTTATTAAAAATCGTCACCTCCGAAAAGCTCAGCCTGAATGAAGACACCCTGAAACGCATACAGCAGCTGCACAACTCAGATATACGGAGCATGATTAACTTTATACAGTCGAATCAAAACGTCAAGGCCAACAGTTTGTGCGTCATCAGCAACAATGTGTGGGAAGAGTTTTACAAGCTGTTCCAAACCAGCACCCATGTGGACGCACTGATTGCGCGGGTTCAGTATATCAGCGTAGAATACAACATCGATAAAAAAAATATAATCAAAGATTTCATCAATTATATTATTCGAAATAAGCTTACGATGGTAAATGCGGATTTTCTCCGTTTCACAGAAAATCTAATGCACACGCAGGATTGCAAAACATCCAATTACATTTATTATTCGCTGTTACGGCTAATGTCGTTTATTCCTAAATGAGGACACGCATAACTGCCCATACGCATCTGCAGTTTTAATAAAAAACGTTGCGGAGGAGAGAACTTGGAGGGGTCAAACACACTTTCCTTTAGTTCGCACTGTTTGTTTACTCCATTCTCCCAGCTACAAACGCTGGTGGGACTTTTTTGAACTGGTATGAGTATGGGGGAAGAAGAGCATGCGTCTCTATATATATGGGTCGTATTAATTGTATTGGCTTGATGTCTAGGCATTCTAGAACAGCTGGTCATTATTGTATATTGAGATAGAAAATAAAATTGAAAAATAATAATGCAAAATGATTTAAAGAAACCACCATTTAAATAAGTAAGAAACGAACACACAAACAAATCGGACGAACCAATCCACCCAATAAACCAATCTTTACACACACTATACATTAACAACATCGACATACGTGTTAATTTATAATGAGCAAAACAATGAAAACTGCAAGCAAAGCCGTCGTTGCCAATATTGACGACGAATGGGAGCAATTTATGAAATCCAGCGCGAACGCCTATAACGAGGACGGCTCGGACTCGGACCCAGATATGGAGGTAGAGTTGGATGAGATGGGGGCGCATGGTATGAATGGCTATCACACGGGGTGCAATATGCGCAAAGCCAGCAACCCTCTTGACCTGACGATGATGGAGAACGCTTCCAAACAATTGCTAAATATGGACGACATCCCAGAAGCGAGCGAACTATACATCTCTACCAAATCCAAAATAGAGTTTTTAAATGTGCCAATAGATATCAAACAGTTATTCTGGGACGTCAAGGTGATGCCCTACAACACCCGCACCAATGGCGTTATCAAAAAGCAAATCAAGTTTAACTCTGTGAACGAGGAAGAACTGCGAGAAATGGAGGAGCGATTGAAGTGCGAAGAATATTACGAGACCCAAGTCATTAAAAGTATTAATAACCCGCACGGCCGTATCAAGTTTAAAGACGTGCGCAAAATTAGCGTGGGCATTTCCAAAAAAGACATTATGAGCTTCCGCTCCAAAAAGAAAAGCGCCTTTTACAACTGCTTCGTAATGATTTTGCGAATACATATTCAGGGGATGTTTCGCGAGTATCACGTGAAAATATTCAACACGGGAAAGATTGAACTGCCAGGGATGCAAACAGTAGAAATCCACGAATTAGTGTTGTCTACGATTTTGGAAGTCATTCAACCTCATATATCCGAACCACTGTTCTACCAGAACTGCAGTAGCACCATCTTAATCAACTCCAACTTTAATTGCGGGTTTTACATTAATCGGGAAGCGCTGTATTACTTGTTAAAGAACAAATACAATATTGATGCGATTTATGACCCGTGCTCTTACCCAGGAATACAGTGCAAGCTATACTACAATGAAGAGGAGGGCTTACACATTGATTTTGACAAACTAACGCTGGGACAACCTGTGGCGCAAGACAGCGCCAAATTGGTAAAAGTATCGTTTATGATATTTCGCACCGGTAGCGTGCTCATCGTAGGAAGATGTCACGAAGACACGTTAAACAATTTATACTTGTATATCAAAAAACTTCTGAAAACCGAATACGGACAAATTGGGCAAATCATCCCGATTGAAGACCTGCTCGTGAAAACACAAGTGAAAAACAAAAAAATACGCAAGAAAGTCATTAATATTACGAATGACCAAGGCCACGGTCAAGACCAACACCAAGACCAAGAAAAGGCGGTTGAACTGTGCATTTAATGTATGGATTGCCCCTTGGACACTTTGGTTATCAGCGTCTCATACGCATTAAAACAATCATCTATATTATCATCATACCTTTGGGCCACGGTGGATTGCATCCTCGCCAGTGTTTCACCATCTACAATCAAATAGTTTAACCGTTTGCTAAACGCAATCATTTTTTTTGTAAACTCGCTTACGCAAGAGATTGATTTTTCCTTGTTATCGCAATGATTCAATGAATGGCAAAAAAAGGAACACGCCAGACCTCTGTAAATGTTGTAATATGGGTCCAAACTATGCATAAAGGATTGCGTGTCATTGGGGTGTTTAATAAACTCATTGTGTAGCTCAAACAAGGTGCGCTTGTATACAAACAGCACCGCATCGCGCGAGCTTAGTTTTAAGAAGCTGTTTTGCGTATCGCTAATCTGCTCAATAAACTCGGCGTAAAAGTAGAACGCTTTTTGGCTGTGGTAAAACGCCAGCTCCGCGTTCTTGGTATAAAACAAGAGCCCATTAAATACGTGGGTAATCGTGTCCAGCCCTCGTATGAAGACAAAGGTTCGTAATTGGGCATTTTTTAGCGCAATCTTTTCTACTAAAAACATACTATATTCCGTCAGTAGGCTCGCATATTTATCTAAAATCTCGTGAGTCTCATACTTCATTTCTTCCTTGTAGTTCTCATTCAATAGCAAATTATGTGGAGTAGGTGGGTCTAATGGTTTAGTTGTGTCCTTTGGTTTAGTTGTGTCCTTTGGTTTAGTTGTGTCCTTTGGGTTAATTGGGTTAGTTGGTTGGCTTGGTTGGTCAGACGGAACATCAAACTTGGTGGATTTACCTGCGCGTTTGGGTTTGGACATTTATACATCAACATACATTTTATTCTGCGCAAAATACAAATATAATATGTTTAATTCATTTAAACATATGTATTCAATAATAATAGACAAATCGTTGTGTAATTAATCGCCTTATGATACGTGGTCTTATTTTATCTATATTTGATAACACAATTGACAACAATAGATATGTCGCGGAGTGGGCACAATCCAAATGGTTAACATTCTCCTCCACATTCTTTATGGCTCCTGCATTATATGGGTTTCTGAATCATCTATATTTAGTGCCAACGGTTCTTGTGGGCGCTTCTTTAATTAGTATGAACTATTGGCGTCACGCGACCTATTCATATAGAAGACTCGTTGACCGGTATTATTCCAAGTTTGCGTTCATCATATGTTTTGTAAACGGAATTATGCACCTACAAGGACATAAACAACTCGCGATTGGTTATGGACACGCATTCGCAATCACGTATACATACTATTTATCTGAAAAATGTAGTTCAATGCAAGTGTGTTATGGGCAAACGAACCAATGGTATAAATATCATATGTTGTTTCATACATTTACAATGTCGGGGCAATTTCTGGTAATATATAGCATTATACAATACAAACGCGCAAACCAAATATGCTAACCAAACGTAAACAAAATGAAAAAATGAACAAAAACAAATATACATTTTTACAATAGTTACATTCATTACCGTATTTATGCATATTTAAAAAGTGTATAATTGCAAATATTCAAATTACTATTTAAAGATTACAAATTAGAATTGTATAAATATGGCTGAACAAAAACCCGTCGCGCAACCTGCGTCAAACTCAAATTACCGTCTTCCCACAGACACTACTTTGCAACACGCTAGCAAGCTCGCTATCGTAGAGGATAAACCCGTCTTGTTTGACTACTGGACATCGTCTTTGGACAAAAAAGCGCTTATTGGAGTGAAAGAAAACGGCGAAAAACTTCTTGTGAAAAGCGAGGAGGAATATACCAGCCCCATTGCCAAGTTCTTCAAGTGCACTACCGACTACATCATCATCACCGAAAACTCTATTTACTTGGTCGCGTCCGATATTCCCACCAAAAAGATTTCTTAAATTGGGATATTATTGAACAAATAAAATACGTAAAAAAGTATTTAAAGACATTTTATATTAATAGATTGTAGCAAGCGCTACACGTTTGCCCCTTTAGCATAGTGGTAGTGCAACGATTTTGTAAATCGTCTACATGCGTTCGATTCGCATATGGGGCTTTAAAACAATATATGCGTAATATGATTTGCGCATATATTGTTGTTTATAAAAGTATAATTTATTGTATTCTTTTTATTTTTTAATAAAATAGTTCAATGATTTGGACTGTTTTGTCAGTAGGAGTATCTATCCAATACTGTATTTGCTCTGTCAGTGCGTGGATTCGTTCTTCCCATTCGCTCTGTTTGGATTTAACAATTTGTATTACCCCAAGTTGATTCAACTTCCAGCAAGACTTTACGAGTTCCCCGTTTTGCCCAGTATATTCGTCTGGATTGAAACGAATAAATACAATCGGTCTATGTTGAAGGTCTTGTGATAACTCCATAAGACGCTTGTTTTCACAACTGCAATCATAGTCTGCGTGTTTGTGCTCGTCAACTTCTACAATAATAATATGGGTGCCCATATCTAATAATAAATCTGGCCGACGACGCGAGCAACCGTCTTGAACTTTTTTATCAGCAATCCAATCAAACGCAGGGAACGACTCTTTAATACGGTCTACCACTTCGTTTTCTTTTGTTTTGTAATTATTCGGCACTTTAATTTCAGGATGTATTTGAACGCAACAGGGTAAGCAATACCCATTATATTTGGGGTTCCCAATAGTTGGGCACAATTGTGTTTTACATAGGCCACTTCCCCTGCAATCTATACAATATGTTTTTCTTTTCTTGTGTTCACAAAAAGCGGAGCCGAGGCACACCTTGCAATGCGACCGTTGCTTATTGTGTTCACAAATAGCAGAACCTCTGCACTCAATACAATATCTTTTTATTTTGTCGTGCACGCAAAAAGCAGACCCTTGACAAACTCTACAATGAGATTTTACTTTATCGTGCTCGCAAATCTGTGAGCCCTTACAATCTTTGCAAAAACTTTTTATTTTACCGTGTTCGCAAAACGCTGACCCTCCACAGGTTCTGCATTGGCTTTTTCTTTTGTCGTGTTCACAAAATGCAGAACTCCCGCACTCTCTGCAATTGTGTTTATATTTTCCGTGTTCACAAAAATCAGTTCCCCCACAATCTTTGCAACTGCTTTTTCTTTTACCGTGTTCGCAAAAATCAGTTCCCCCACAATCTCTGCAACTGCTTTTATATTTCCCGTGTTCGCAAAATGCACTCCCTCCACATTCCTTGCAATAACTTTTTCTTTTATTATGCGCGCAAATCTGCGAGCCTTTGCACTCTATGCATAGCGATTTTCTTTTATCGTGTTCGCAAAACGAGGACCCTCCACAAGTTTTACAATCCGCCTTTTGTTTACCGTGTTCACACTTTGGCATTTATAATTATATATCTTCACTTTATAATTATAAATCAATTTTGGGTTTTTGGGAGGTTATTCTAAGGGTTTTGTATATTCTTTACAATATTTCCTTCAATTGTTCAATCGCCGTTGGCTCCAGTGTTTCGGGAAAAAGGACGTGGAAACAGATAATGATGTTTCCAACGTGTCCGTCCCGTTCTAACCCCATATTGGGGATTATCTTTTTGTATTCTGGTTTGATGATGCTTCCCGTCGTGTTATTAATCGTATACATCTTGCCGTTCAGGTGTTTTAGCTCAAACGAGCATCCGCACAGCGATTCTTTTAGTGTAATATCCTTGTCCAGCACCAAATCTAACCCCTGTCGTTTAAACGCGCTGTTATTGGTGACTTTCATAAACAGCTTCACATCTCCTTTGCAGTCGTTGCTGAGCGCGTTTCCTTTCTCTGCTAGCAATATAATCTCTTTGTCGTCAATCCCTTTGGGGATAGCCACGTATAGCGTCTCCGTCTCAAATACTTTTTGTCCATTGTCTATAATCCAGCGCTCCACCTCAACAGGGATGTTGCCCCCGTTCAGCACTTGCTCCATAAAGATTTCCACTGTCTTGATTATGGGGGTCGGCTTTTCCAGTGCTTTTTGCACGTTGACGGGCACCCCGTTACGAAATATCTTCACATTTGCGCCGGGTGGAAAAAATCCGCTGAACGGCATCCCCATTCCCATACCCATTCCACCCAACCCCATCCCCATACCCATATTGGGCATATTCCCGTTTGGATGGTGCATTCCATTGGGGGACATTCCGCCAAAAAACAAGTTCGCGAATAGTTCGTCGATACTGCCTTCTCCTCCTCCATGCATACTGGTCATTCTAATAAATGGATTGCGCCGTTCTGCGTCATATTGCGCGCGGGTTTGCTCGTTCCCAAGCACTTCGTATGCGGAGTTAATCTTTTGAAACTTGCCAGATATGTCTACTTTGCCGGGGTTCTTGTCGGGGTGATACAGCAAGGACAGTCTCCGGTATGCCTTTTTGATATCCGTCTGGCTGGCGCCTTCCTCTAGTTCTAATGTCTTATAATAATCCTCTTTTTCCATTGGCGAAGTATATATTTAATACATTGGATTGTTATTAAATCCTTTATTTTGCCAAGATTTGGTTCGCATTACAAATGCAATAATGCAATGTATTACATCTTTTTTTATTTACACATTTTAACATTTCAAACGCCGATTTTACAGCATAAAAAATAACAAAAGGGTAAATTGCGAGTTTAATGAGTTAACATACTTATCTTTCCTACAACGATTGATTTTTTATTTTCGTATTTTCGTATTTTTGTGCGAAGTTAAATCTTCAATGGTGTAAAATAAATTACTTCTTATTGTTTTTTGTTGTGTTATTTTTATATAAGTTTTCTGAGTATTTTAAATAGTCAGGTTCGTTTTTTACATAGTAAGTTGTATTATCTTGTGAATTAATATGCGGGTTCGTTGTCGCATTCATGGTCAAATATTTGTTTGTAGCTTTTTTATATTTTTTATATCGTTCTTGATTAGTATTATATAACTTATCAATCATATCATCACTAATTGTTGGAACAGTGATTGAAACTGGATGATTTGGTTTTAAATTAGCTACGATTGCAATTGGATTTAATGCCATTGGTGCCATTTTCTTATATATTATACTATACTATATTATACAATTTTTATTTCAATTTTGTATACTTTGTATTCGTTAGTAACCTTTATTGCGCGCAACCAAACTTAAAAGTTACTCGCTTATAACAGTATGAACTCTTTAACGACCCCCAAACCCCAAAATGATACGTTGTTTATCTATAAATACAAGCCCACTCTGTTTCACGAGTTTGAAATTGACCCCGACCTCATTCTCCTGTTGCGCACGCTCATCAGTATGAACAACCTGAATATCCTGTTTGTCGGCGACACCGGCTCGGGCAAAACCACTATGATTGATGCGCTCATTAAAGAATACTATTTGTATAACGTAGGGGGCAATAGTTCCGTTGAACTCAGCGCTAAAAATAGTTCCGTTGCGCCCTCCTATTCGGACAATATTATGTATATTAATAGCTTGAAAGAGCAGGGGATTAACTTTTACCGGAATGAAGTAAAGACCTTTTGCCAGACTTGCTCCAGCATTAAAGGGAAGAAAAAGATTGTGGTGCTGGACGACATTGACCTTATCAACGAGCAGAGCCAGCAAGTGTTTCGTAACTGCATTGACAAATACAGCAACAATGTTCATTTTATTTCTTCCTGTAACAACACTCAAAAAGTGATTGAAAGCATCCAATCGCGGCTCATCCTCAGCAAAATCAAACCGTTTACGCACACGCATCTGTCCAACATTATGCAAAAAATCGCCGTCCGTGAGCAAATTGAGATGCATCCCGACGCGCAAGCATTCACGCTCTCCATTTGCAACAATGCGGCCAAAATACTCATCAACTATATGGAAAAGTTTAAACTCCTCAACCAGCCCATCACGCTGGAACTCGCTACCAATGTGTGCACCAACATCAGCTTTTGCGTGTTTGAAGAGCTCACCCAGCATTTCAAGCGACATAACCTGCACGAGGCCATCACCATCCTATACAACATCTACGACAAAGGGTATTCGGTAATGGACATACTTGACACTTACTCTTTATTCATTAAATCGTCGCCTTCGCTGGAAGAAAACGACAAGTATGTGATTATCTCGTTTATATGCAAATACATTACCATCTTCCATAACATCCACGAGGAACCCGTAGAGCTCGCGCTTTTTGCCAATAACCTCATACAACATATTTGAACGGTTGAAGTGGACACGTGGCGGACACGTGGCTTAACCATCGGGCAATGCAACCCTTTAGCAGTTTATCACATTTTTACACTTATTTTTTTTGCACGCATCTACATCCACCAAGTAAACGTCATTATATTTTTTTCTGTGGATAAATATAATGAGCAGCCAAATATTCAAAAAAGATTTCCCAGTTACCCTATTATATAATCTCCTTGAAATCATATGCATCAAGCAAGATAAATGCTATGTATTTAGTAATGATTCTTATAAAAAAGGAGTGTATTTCAATATGATTGCCCCTTTTTTAGAAGATTGCCAAGAATACTATCACGTATCCAAGCGCACGTATCTGGAGCGCAAGCTTACTTACAACAGTTTTACCACCGTCTTGCGACAGATATGCAATTTCAAACAGCTCAAATACACCTCTCAAATAAAATATGACAAAAGCAATTATGACATTATTTATTACATTATGTTACCAGAAACGAATTAATGGGTTTGATAGGGTGGAGGGGGTTATTTCCGCTTGCACTTCTGGTCGCAAGTCCGCGCGTAATCATAAAAGTTTCGCAATACTTGTTGGGACCACTCGTGGTATTCCGAGTGAAACAGGCATCCAAACACACGGTTCTTCTCGAACTCAAACGAGCACGGGTATTTCTTTCCCTCCACGTTCACCCATCCAATCTCCTTCACATCTAATAGCTTGGAAGAAATCATCGCATCGCTAAAGCAAAACTTGAACCGATTATTGGGCAATTTGTCAAACAACCAATGGTCTACCAGTTTCACCTCGGTCGTCTCGCAAAACAACTTGTTACGGTCGTGTAAGTCGCCGCCATAAATCACATTCAATAGCTGGCACCCAAAGCAAATACCCAAAACGGGCACGTCAAGCATATTTATGTAATAAACGTTGTGCACAAACTCGTCAAACACAATATCGGGGTCAAACAGCTTCATTGGACTACCTGAAATGATGATTCCTTTAATCTTGTTCTTAATCTTGTCAATGTTTTCTATCTTGGACACCTCGTGAAAGGGGATACGCTTACGTTTTAATGCCGCGCGTAACTCCACAATAAAAGACAGCTTGTTGCCTTCCGTGCTATTGTTGATTAACAAAATCATATACTATATTGATATTTTATCTTTTGGTTACCTTTTTGGTTACCTTTTTGGTTACCTTTTGCCTTGTAAAGGATTGGTATCGTGATGTAATACAATTTACGCATATGCGCAAATTGTATTTCTTATTTTATGTTTATGTTGATTCCGGTTAGATGCACTCTAATACCGCACTCGTTTAATCATCTTTAACATATGTTTAATGCTTACCTCGTCAAACTCTATTTCATCAAATCGCACCAGCTCCTTGCGAACATCGTAGTTATCCATTAACGCCTCGTAATCCAAATACGTATACTCGGTTCCGTCTTCTTTCGTGTAAATGTCTGTATAGTTATACAGCTCTACATTGACGGTGTTATTATTCACATCTAACACGGACGCAAGCATATCGATGACACTGCTTCTAGACTTGCAATAAAACTTGAAACTGTAGTAATCGTCCGCTGCTTGGTCTTCCTCCAAGTTTACGTAGGTTCTCTTCCCGCACAAGAAATACTCGTCCTCTACTTCATCGTAAAGGACAAAACAAGTGCAATCCGTCGCCTCGTCCTCAAGCACCTTATTCATATTCAGGGTATACACGCATAATACCAGCTTGTCAATCGGCCTTTGATACTCCCAACTATCTTGATATGTTGCAATCTTACTATGTGTGTTGCTCATTTGTTCTGTTTGCGTATCTAGTATACATTTATTTGCGTTTTCTTTTTATATCGGTTTATTTATTTGGGTTACTTGTTGTTGGGGTGACTAATTAGTTATGTGATTATCATTCGTCTCAAATGCCCTCCTTTTTGCATTGCCAGTTTTAACTCACTCACCACCTGCGGGCGTATCACCTTGGTCGCATTTTCGGTTTCCAGTATGTTCCACAAATCCGACGACAGGTCTTCGCGTATCAAGTAGTCATACGGCAAGTAAAAGTATCCCTTGTCCCCCCATCTGGTTCCCCACGAGTTGCGCATTATCCACCACTGTTTCGTGTGGTCATACCCTACGCATACCACCGCGTGCCCTCCTACATAATACTCCTTCGTTGGGTTCGGCATCGGCACGATTCCCGTTTTCGATACATTACTGCTTAAAAACGAGCTATACACGTTTATCGCCACTATAAACGGCACCCCGGATGCCAAGCACGTTTGCATTGCCCTTACCGTGTTCACCAGACCCATTGCCGTGACCACCTGATGATTTAATGCCTCGGTATAGCATTTGGGGGGTGGCTTAATGGCGAACTTTCGTATGTCATAAGGCCAACTTTTCTCACTGCACGACCCGTAAGTGGTCATCGACTGGATACCGTCTTCTAAATAGGCGCCCGAATCCACCGCGGTCGTTCCTATCATCATTCGCTCGTTGTAATACACAAACAAACGCGACGGGGCAAACGTGTTCTTGCACATAATGGAATATATACACACGCACGCTTGTGCAGTGCAACTCCCTAGTGTCCCTTGGTCGTATACGGGTGGGCATTTGGACCGCAAATCCACGCGAACCGGCAACTTGGCGACAATCGCTACCTTGGAGAATTGGCGCGCAACCGGCGCACCTTCTTCCTTGGTTCCTGGTTTGGGCTCTATTTTTAGTGGCAACCATTTCGCATATTTCTTGTATGGGTTCTCTACTTCTGTGTTATGGATAGACATACTGTTATATTACTTGATTACATTATTTTATTCAAAGAATGTAATCATTTTCTATTTTATAAATGGTTCAAAGGAAGAAAACCATGGTGAGCGATGATGAAGTGATGTGCGCGAGCGATGATGAAGTGATGTGCGCGAGCGATGATGAAGTGATGTGCGGGGTGAGCGATGAGGAAGTGATGTGCGGGCGTCGGTGTTAATCCAATCTGGGCACATCATCCCCGAGCATATTTGGCTTTAATCCAAACAGACCGTCCGCAACAAGGGGCGTCTTGTAAAACCCTACCCAATCTGGATTCGAGTGGTTATTATCCACTTCTTGACTAATGACGCCATTGTGCGCATCCGGCGCGCTGGCCAGCAAGATATACTTGCCAAGTAGCACATTGCTCGTCATAATTTGCTCGGGATTTAAGCGCGCAAACCATTCATACGTGCGGCGTTTTAGTATGCACTTGGACGGTATCCATATGCCATACGCCTGCGCATACAAATCCAAGTAGTCCTCGCTCAGCAAGTCATCCACAAGGACGGGACGGTTGTCCATCGTTTTGACACCCACTTCTTTGCCATCTATTTTGTTGATTCGCCCCTCTTGCACTTTGGTATTGGTCCACCGGTCAAAATCTCCTAAAAATCGCATCTCATCCGTGTAGTCTTCGGAAATCTGGCGCTGCATAAAATCCAACAGTTTCCCAATGGTGGGGTCTTCCTTGGGGGCGCCCATAAAGCGCGAGTCTGGGTAGAAGTCGTAAGAGGCGGAGGTGATATTCTTGTTCACATTCTCGCAAATAAACGGCTTGGACCCTCGTGTGCCCCGCTCATACAAGCTTTTTAAGTTCTTGAAACACAGGAAATCAATGGGCGTCAGCATTCCGCCGTAAAAGTAAATGAGCTTGGCGAGCGCCATTCGTCGCATATTTTCTAGGATGGGGTTGGATATCTTGGTCATATCAATGTTCCAGTCGGGCAATATGCGCGCAAACGAGCTGTCGTCAATGATGCAAATGAAAAAATCGTTCTCGCAATGCTTGATGATGCTTTTCACCGTCAAATACAAGTAGGGCTGGTTCAGCTCCATACTGCTTCGCGACCCAAAACTTAACCACTGGCGCGAATTATACTCATAAGGCACGTGTATCCACAATATCGGCTTTTTGGCCTTTGCTAAACTGGACTCGTTCAACAAATACTTGCGTATTGCGCTATCTTTGTCGTGCTGGCATTGGTTGCGTTTTTGCTTGTTCTCATACCGTTGGTATAACAACATCCCTAATACAATAATAGACACAATGACAATCACTCTTGTTGATAACATTTATATATATTCACAATAGAATAAATATATTTGAAGAGATGGGATAGGGGGTAGGGGGCGCCTTCTCTTACGCTTATAGTCCCGTGATGCGTTTCAGTCCCGCCCAGAACATCCCGTTCTTCTCTTGGTTCTTCTCCACCTCCTTGGCATAGTAATACGCGCGCTTGGATGCGAGTTCCTCGGTTTTCATTTGGCTCTCTTTTAGCTTCGCAAACGCCTCCTTCTCGCTTAACGGTCCCAATGGCTGGCTGTCTCGGTGCATCTTATACTCGTTCACGGTTTTAAACTTGGCGATTCCCGCGTAGTCCTCCTCGTCTACCGCGATGACCGTCTCGGTGTGCGCCTTCTTGATGTCTTGAAATGCCAACCCGCCAAACAGTTCCGACCCGTAATAGGATTCCTCTTCGGCGCCGCTCAATACAGAACCACCTAAATTGCTTGCATACATCTCTTGCACGCCCGTATATTTGACCACACTTTTTAGCTCTTTCTTCCTTTTGGCAAACTCAACACCCATCGTCTCTTTCGTCATCTTGCCGTCTTGGTTAGAGTCCTCGTCCAACCCGTCGCTAGACCGGAGCCAATCCCCGTAGCCTTGCTCCCGCTCTTCCTTTGTATCACTGAACTTGTCGAACTGGGCGTTAAACCATTCATTGAACTTGCGAGGGTCATCGTATTTGTTCTCTTTCAAATACTTGCGCAACAATATCCCGTTGTCGTCCTCTTTCGTAATCGTTTGGCTATACATCTGCGCGCCTTGCTGGCTACTCTTTTCCGCTTTGTTCTTGAACTCATATACGCTGACTAGCGTCTTGTATGCGCTTGAAAAGAATAAAAAGTATTCGGGTCCGAGCTGGGACTTATCGGGGTGCATCTTGAGCACGATTTTTTTCGCGTTTTTTAGCTCGTCCGCACCAAAATCGTGGCGCAATTTGAATAGCCTCAGTAAATCGTCGTATTGGTAATTGTTTATGTCTAAATCCATGCTCATTGGGTTGTGTATTGATATAGGGTCACACTATTTTTACACGCAATCAGCGCATTCGTATTTATTACAGTCATTGCATTTAAAGTCATTCCATTTAGAGTCATTCCATTTAGAGTCATTCCATTTAGAGTCATTCCATTTAGAGTCATTCCATTTAGAGTCATTCCATTTAGAGTCATTCCATTTAGAGTCATTCCATTTAGAGTCATTGCATTTAGAAAAGGATTTAGAACGGGCTTAATTAGTATAGTATAAATATAATGCATATGGGTTTCACACAAGTAATACGCAATATGATACAAACCTTTCAGGACTTTATGTTTGCCTTTAGGCGAACCTTGATGCCCCCCACCAATAAAAAAGAACTGGACGAAGAAGCGTGCGAGGATGAAGCGTGCGACGAAGAAGAAAGAATGACGTTCATTTCATAAAGGATTGGTTTGGTTGGTTTGTAATTATAGTTCGCGCATTTGTTCTTCCCGCAAGCGTTGCACCCGTTTGATGCATCTATTAAAAAATGCATCTAACTCTCCCCTGCCCGACCCAGTGACCATATCGTCTGGTGCATAGGAGGTATTCCCGCGACAATAGCACAATATAGCGGGGATGCCATTCACCATCCGCTTGGCTTTTAGGAATGCATACAAATCCAGACTTTCGTCTACATCTACATCACAACAAATGACATCGGCGGGCATTTTTGAAAAAAAGTTCATTAAGGTGGACTTAATCTGCTGACACGGGCCACACCATTCGGCGCCTAACTTCAATATCACTAGACCGGGGTTGCGCTTTAACAACTCCAAAAACTCTAAACGACTGGCAAACCGTTCAATCACGATTTTGTTCGACATATTTATATAATTTATACAGTTTTTAAACCGTAATTTTCGCGTTATATATTATACGATGGCTAGCTTTTCAAACCAGTATAATGAAAATGACCAAGTGATAGTAAATATTGTAAATGCATTTTACACAGGGGCTAAAGTAAGTATTGCAGGCACTGCATTATACACGATGAATCAAGAAACAAATGGTGCTGTAATGTCGGCAATCAATATGATTGCTGGCGTGGCCAATAAATACTTTGTAACAGGTATGTCCGTTGTGCCTAATGCAATTGGAAAATTGAGTATGACAGCGAATGATATTGTCGTGTCATCGATAAATGACTGCGCAAGTCAATTATATCAAACTGGGGCTGCATTGATTACGGTGTTTAGTGGTCTGTTGAAGTATGCTCTTAACTATGGTCCCGAAATCGTTGGCGCGGTTGGCGCTTCCGTTGCAGTAACCACGTTCGATAACTTTACAAGATTGGAGGAGAACGATAAAAAGATGTATTTGCGCAGATATTTGGCAAGAGTGTTAAATGGTATTGTAGATATTCATAGCCGGAGTGTAAACGTGGCACAAGAGGTTAAAGAAGGTATAAAAGCAGCAAATTGTGTCAAACAAAGTGGGGAATTAATAAATGAAGTCGCCAACCTATCAAGGGAGGAACTTGCAGAAATGGTTGGACACGTGATACCGTATATGCGTAGTGCGGAATACAATTTGTCCTCCGAGGATTTGTCCTTTATGGCGGGGGGTGTTCCTATACAACCATTTGATGGAAAAAACGTGGCATTTCAAATAGCAAGACTTGTGCAAAAGAAGGAATCAATCGTAACAAATGATAGAGACGCGTTACAGGAAATGAAGGATGGAGATGTGAATGATTCAAACCAATATGAAGATGATGACTATTCACGAAAAAGACACAAACCAAACGATGAAGAGACACCCATTGACAGAGAAATTAAAAAAATTGACCGAATGTTGTATTTGTTGAACGAGTTAAATTGCACCTCTTCTTCGGACTTGTGTCGCACCCACAGCGAATCAGATGCCACTAAAAAGGTCGGAACCACTATATTCCGAACTTTCTCCACCAAGGGCGGAAGAAAAACCAAAAAAAACAAAAACAAAAAGAGGAAGCCAATACCCAAACGCAATCAAACGAGGAGGGTGCAACGCAAGCAAACCAAGCGTGCTCCAAAGAAGCTAAGGAAGAAGCAAACCAGAAAATAATAGACCCGCTATTCAATTATATATTATTCTTATCAAATAGGAATAATATACAGACGTTGCGATTTAGAGGACAGGGTATACGGATAAGGACTTATGTCACCTTATTGATGAACACTTCGCGCGCAATATTGGTGATGATTTTGTCCATCTTGGTGTTCTCATCCGTGCTCACACCCCCCGTAGATTGTATGACCATTTTTAGATAAGGCGTGTTCTCGCGGTTCGTGCTGATGACGCAGTTCGGGTGCGCTTTAATCCACAGCGGGATTTGTTGCATGTTTTTCTGTTCTATTTTGCGTATGGCCTTTTTGATTTTATCGCGGTCCTCGTTGTCCTTTTCCCAGACATTGTCTTCCTTTATATACAATGTCTCGCGCTTCAAGTCGCTGCAATGTATCGGGCGTTTGTGCTCATCCATCTCCTTCAGCCCCTTGATAAAGATGCGCGACATCCCGCCCGAGTAACCCAGCTTGCCTGTTTCTTCTAAATCCGACAATTGGAGGTGTATAGAGTTCACAAAATCCACCATATTGATGGCATCTTTGCATTTTTCGTTCAAAAAGATGTTCAGGTTGAATTGCGTGTTGTTGTTGGTGGTATTATTGTTGTGCGTTGTGATATGTTTGCTCTCCTTGGCGATTTCAAATATTTGGCTTTGGAACTCTTGGTTTTGTTTAATCAGCGTGATTAGCGCGTGGGTCAGCTCGGACGTCTTGGTATTCATCGCGCACGTCGCCATCGTCTGGTCTGAACTCGTCTCGTGTAACGGCTCCGTTAGCTCGTGCTTACTGTCCAGTATGGAGGCAACTGTGGCGCGCGCCTCTTCGGACCCAATGGGCGCAGTGCATAGTTTGGTGTGGCGCCACATTCCCGACCTAGATTTGTAGCTCTTGTTGCACGAAGGGCACGAAAACAGGGTCGACACGGGATGACAGGTGATGGCCGCAATTTTCACTGCGTTTACGTGCTTTTGCGTGTTGGTGTGCGCAACAAAGCTACTCTTGCGGGGAGTATAATAGTCGCACGTGGCGCAGTGGAATGCGCCTTGTTTTGTTCCCAAGGCAGGACTTGGTTTCATTTGTTTGGCGGTTGCATTGGTCGCAACATTCATAGGAACTTAATATATAAGGATACAATTTTTTTAACTGGTTTATGGCCTTTTTTCTTCCTTTGATTCGCATTTCGTTCCTTCGCCGACCATAGAGAAAATAGGGGAATTACTATTTCTGGCCACAGATGGTAACTGGTGTAAACCCAACCATTATAATTTCTGCGCGCATTTTATGGTCTGTAGAAGGAGCTTGTATAACCGACCCCAAAGTTGGACAAATTAGAAGGTCGTTGTATAAAAAATCGCGTTTTTTTTCAAAAAAATCGTTGCAAAAAATCGGAAAAAGGCAAAAAATCCATTTTCCAATTTTGGACGAAAAAAAATGTCCATTTTTTGGCCCTTTTTTTCGCGTTTTTTCGCCGTTTTTCGCGATTTTTTGTGACGATAAAATGCACTTTGTTCAATGGACGGTTGCAGTTGACACCAGTTTCGCTCACAAATGCAGAATTATTATTTTTGCAAGTTTTTTGAAAAAACTTGCAAAAACTTGCAAATAAAAAAGTAGCAAGAAAAATGATTTTTTTTTGTGAACCACGATAAATGCTGTAAAACCCGTTCATCGCCAAAAAGTCATCGGGCTGTCACCTAAATGTTGCGGATTTTGGCAATGGGTAAAAGTAGCACGTTATTTTTTCTGCGCGCACTGCATAACTGGTCTTGCAATTTTCTCTGAAAAACGCGTGCATTTTTTTGTTGCGAGGTGTTGCGTAAATGTTGCGGGGCACTTTTTGCGCCGACCGGTTTTCGCGACTTTTTCTCACTTTTTTCGCGTTTTGTTCACTTTTTTATTTTTGGCTTTTTTCGCTTTTTTAAAGCGGGGTTATTGGTTCTGCTCTCTTTTTTTAAAATATTCTTAGGTTTTTAATTTCACCGTAACAAAGAGTAAATGTATGAATTTGGGTGGTTTTACTGGTCGTTGGGAAAGCCATTTTGGACATTTTTAAAATGTCCAAATTTGATATATGCAAGGTCTATACCAAACTCGAAATAATGAGGGTGTGACTGAGAAATTATTTGTGTTTTTGGCAATCCCCTGTCTTACGAGATATGCTCACACCAGTAGAATTATAATTTTGGTTGTTTTTTCATTTTTCCAAAAAAAACGCAAAAAATCATCCCTTTTTAAAAAACGAAAATTTAGAAGGTCGTTGTATAAAATGGGCGAAAAAAGCGCAAAAAAAGGCGAAAAAAGCGCGAAAAACACGAAATAAGAAGGTGGTTGTATAACTTACGAGTATCCAATTTTGTAGAAGGTCGTTGTATTAAAAAAGCGTCCAAAAATCGGTTTCTCCTATTTCCAAAATCGGAAAACCATTTTTTGACTTTTCGAAAACAACCAAAAACACGCATTTTTCAGACATTTTTCGGACATTTTTGTGACCATAATGGCACTTTTGTTTTCTGGCGTTCACACTTGTGACGACATATGGTCTAAAACCTAGCATTATTATTTTTGCAAGTTTTTCGTAAAAACTTGCAAAAACTTGCAAATAAAAAAGTAGCAAGAAAAATGATTTTTTTTTGTGAACCACGATAAATGCTCTCAAACCGGTTCTTGCGCAAAAAGCTCTCGGGCTGTCACCTAAATGTTGCGGATTTTGGCAATGGGTAAAAGTAGCACGTTATTTTTTCTGACACGTGAGCATAAGTCGTCACACATTTTGCGCCGAAAAACACGTGCATTTTTTTGTTGCGAAGTGTTGCGTAAATGTTGCGAGCAAGAAAAAGGGAAGGCCCGTTTTTGCATTTTTTTCGCCTTTTTTTGCGCTTTTTTCCGACTTTTTTCGGTTTTTTATTTTTGGGATTTTTCGCTTTTCAAAAAGGTTGTTACTGAGTATGCTCTCCTTTTTTAAAATATTTACGCTTTTTTAATTTCACCATCACAAAGAGTAAATGTATGAATTTGGGTGGTTTTACTGGTCGTTGGGAACGTCATTTTGGACATTTTTAAAATGTCCAAATTTGATATACTAAGGGGCTATATGAATTCAAGAAAAATGAAGCTGTGACTGAGAAATTATTTTGTTTTTTGGGTAACGCCATTGTTACGCAATATGCTCACACCCGACCAATTATTTTTTTGGTCAATTTTCAAAATATTTTGTAGAAGGTCGTTGTATTTTTTGATTTTGTATGTTTTTTATTTGGAAAAATACAAAAAAAGGTCGGACCCATTTTGTCCATTATTTGGATAGTTTGTTGGAATCCATCCATTTTTGTATGAACGCCTCCAACTCTTCAATGCATATATCGGGTAACTCGCAATGCGCCTCCCAAAAATAGCGCGCAAAGGCCCAAATAAAGGTGCAATCGTTTGTATACCACTGAATATGCGCCTCCAATAACGAGCGATGCAATGAGGGGGTCAAAAGGGTTAGCGAGGAGGCGGGCAATACATAACACAATTGGACGACAGGGGATACCGGATTGGGCTCCAACTGGGGGACCAAGGTGGTTTCAAACAGGGGCACGTAGTTGAACAAGTCTTCCAACAAGGGGGGATAGTGGTAGTGGTAACACCATCGCCAATCCGCGCACCCAGAAGTGTAATACTTCATTGTCCATTCTAACCCTTGCAAATAGTTCATACATACCTGCTTTTTTCGCGCCTCGTCGGGTGCAACCATCCCTAATAGCGAACTATAGTAACGAGCTTGCCAATTTGGGCGAAACGGATTAATGTATTTCTCTATTTCGCGCTGATGGGTTGGCGCGGATTCAAAGCGCGCAAACTTTTCGTCCGGCGTGCTGGCAGGCATATTGTAATTCGCGCGCCGGTCGCGCAGTTTCATCTCATCCTGTATGAACTTTTCTTCCTGCGTTTTTAAGAACCCAATGAATCGGCGAAACACATTCCAATAGATTCGTTTCCCATCGACTAAGTTGTCATTAGTGCTCCCGACGGTCTGCTTGTATGCGTTCAATAGCTTGTTAATCCCGCCAGTTCGGATATTGATGGCGGGAAAATGGGGCATAAAGTCGTTCCCCAACATAAAACACATAAAAATATAGTCA